CTTAATAATAGAGTAAAATTAGGTGGATGTGGTTTTGTTGAATTAGATATTTTGATGTATGGTAAAAATGTTTGTTTATGTCTGAATAGGTTATTGTATATATAAATACAAATATTATGTATCTATATTTGAGAACAATTGGATTTTTTTCAAAAAAACATGAACTACATAGAAAAAGTAGACTATGTTGAAGTCAAAAATAAAAAGGCAAATGAAATAATTGATTATATAAATTGAAACTAAGTATAACTTTTATCTCTAAAATTATGTAAAGAAATAGTGCAACTAGTAACAACCCACAGATTTAAGTTGCAAATTTTTGATCATTTTGATATAAACTAAACTTATATTTATCTGCCAAAAATTCTCTTAATTTGATAAAATATGTTCTGACAGCTTTCGAATTTTTTGTGTCACTGGAAAATGCTAATTTTCCAAAACATTGGCAATTCAACATATATGTAACACTTGATGTTTTTTGATGTTTCATTTTAATAAAATCAACTTTTTCAACATAATTTTTATTTTTTCCAAATCTGTTTGATAATCTTTCTCTTAGTGTTGATAATTTAATTCCCAAACAATTAGAAACATCAACATCTTTAATGTCAAAACTCAATGTATCTTGTGAAATTATTTTTCCATATATGTTTTTAATGAAATATTCATCTATAAATTCATAGGGTTTGAATATCTCGTGAAATAACTCATATTTTTCTAATAAATTGTATGATGTTTCAGTTTTCGCATTATCATCTCCAAAACCTATGGTGATATTTGTGTATGATTTTGGATCGAAAGATGTTGCAAACTTAATTACATTTCCTGTATTGTTCTCAACATACTCTGTTAGAATTTTAATTTTTTTCTTTGTACTCCATATATACATATTGCATTTATCTTTATTTTTTGTTATTCTATTGCATCTGCACAATCTTTGGACAATATTGACAATGTTATTATTTGGTTGTGTTATAAATACCGAATCACATTCTGGAATATTTATCCCTTCATTTAATATCTGTACATTCATCAATATTGATATCACTTTTGAATTCTTAAACGTATTTAATATTTCTATCCTTTTCTTTTTTGTTGTATTTGAATTGATATATTCAATATTATGATCTATATTTAATATCTTAAATATTCCTTCGACGATTTTACCAAATATTAATGATTTCTCAATTGATGTCTGGTATATTATGCATTTTCTATTTCCATTAAACATCATACTTTTCACAATAAAATATGCTTTTTTTATCATTATTTCATTAACATCATTAATGTCTTTCAGTAACTCAACCATGTTATTTATTTTTTCCTTCTCAATAATCGATTTTGAGGGAATTGTGATGTTGAAATCACATATATATTTATTCTTTATTGCTTCTGACCATTCATATTTGTAAATTCCATCATATTTTATATTCAAATTTGGTGTTGCAGATAAATATAATATCTTCTTGTTTGAATTAATCAGCTTATAAATTGGGTCTTCATGATTTTCCAGATTATTTTTGGACAAATTATGATATTCATCTATTATAATGATGGAATCGAACAATATATCAATAACTTGATTTAAAACATTAACAGAATCATAAGTCACACTAACTATATTTCTCATTCCAAATTGTTTTATCAACTTTGTATAATTAGTAAATCCATCGGAAGAAATAATAACTTTTTTATGATCTTTATTTATGTAATTTGAAAAATTATCAGCAAGATCTAAAACTAATTGTCTAAGTGGAGCAATAACTATAATATTGGAATATTTTTTAGCAATTAATGATGCTGTAAAAGTTTTGCCCATTCCACAAGGCAACGACAAAATAGATTTATTTAGACTTTTCAATTTATTGACTGCCTCCAATTGATAATCCTTAGGAATAATTTTTTCATTAATATTTTCTTTATCAGGTATAATTTCAGGATTGACAAATGGTATATGCAATGTTGATAATTTTGAATTGCCAAATAATCCATTTCTCTCACTTATCGTGTCAAGAATATTTTTACTAATACCATTGGAATAACATAAAATAGATTCATTATTACCAGCATAAAATCCAATGAACCATAAGAAACCGGAAATATCATTAATAGTAACATTTTGAATGTGATTTTTACATTGAATGAAAACAGGTTTATTGTCTTTAATTGCAACAATATCGATGCCAATATCTTTACGATAATTAGAATAAATGTCATAATTAAGAATAATTTTGTGTTCGATAAGGATACTTTCAGGACAATCTTTCCATAAAAATATCTGGTCGTAAGATTCTTTAAGACGTTTACATACATATTCTTCATATAAAATACCCTTTTTTTGATTTGTCATTTTTTCCAGCATATTTGATTATATTTGTTATTTAGTCATGTATTTAATTATTAATTTCAATTTTATTTTGAAAACTAAATAATAAATAATATAATTAATCATTTACAAAACAAAATAATACAATAATTATAATTGTATTTTTACATATTGTTAATATAATAATGAGTCGTAATAACTCTTCATCGAATAATAAAAAATATCCATCCATTGATGATGATAATTTCTATAATAAAATAGAACAGATATACAAGAATTACAAAATACCAAAAAATAAATTAACTCCTGAACAATATTGTAAACCAAAAGATTTCACTCTTCAAAATCCTCAAAAGTTCTTACCTGAATTTATTAATCCAAAAAGTCCATACAAGTCTATTTTGGTTTATCATAGAATTGGTGCCGGCAAAACATGTTCTGCCATTCAGATAGCTGAAAAATGGAAACACCAAAAAAGAGTCATATTTGTATTACCTGCCTCATTGAAAGGTAACTTCAAAAATGAATTACGTAGTCAATGTGGTGGTGATGAATATTTGACTCCATCAGAAAGAAAGAAATTACTTACTGTCAAACCTGGTGATGATGATTACAATAAAATAATAGAAAAATCAGATGATAGAATTAGTAAGTATTATGATATATATTCATACAACAAGTTTATCGAATACATTCAGGACGGAAAGATGAAACTAACTAATTCAATCCTAATAATTGATGAAATACAGAATATGGTTTCTGAAACTGGAACTTATTACAAAGAACTTTATGATTTAATACACAATGGCAAACACAAAGATTTAAGAATTGTTCTATTGTCTGCTACTCCTATGTTTGATAGACCTGTTGAAATAGCTTTAACAATGAATTTATTGAATCCTTATTTAGGGATCCCAACTGGGAAAGAATTTGAGAGATTATTCATTAAAGAGAAAGAGTCAAATGATAAAATGTATTATACTGTTCAGAATATGGATGTATTTAAGAAGATGATTAAAGGTTATGTAAGTTATTATATGGGTGCACCCGAATTTACATTCCCAAAAATGACAATTAAATATGTCGAATGTGAAATGAGTGATTTTCAATATGGAGTATACAAGAGAATATTAAGGAATGAGGATAGTGGATATTTAGATTCAATTCCTTCTAAAGATGAAGTTATCAATGCATCAGATCTTCCAAATAATTTTTACATTGGAGCAAGATTTGTATCAAATGTAGTGTATCCTAATATGAAAGTAAATGAATATGGATTAGAATCATTCACATACAAAAAGATATTAGAGAATTTACCCAAATATTCATGTAAATTAGACAGAATGATGACATCAATTAAGAGAGCTGGAGGAAAAATATTTATTTATTCAGGATTCAAAGAGTATGCAGGATTAAGAGCTGTTGTGAAAGTATTAGAAGCATTTGGATACAAAGATTATAGGGAATATGGAACAGGAAGAAAGAGATTTGCAGTTTGGTCAGGTGATGAATCTGCAAAAATAAAAGATGAAATAAGAGAGATATTTAATAGGAATGACAATTTGTATGGAGAGAAATTGAAGATTATATTAGGTAGTCCATCAATTAAAGAAGGAGTCTCATTAAAGGCAGTAAGATATGTCCATGTATTAGAGCCCTATTGGAACAAATCAAGATTAGAACAGGTTGTAGGTAGGGCAAGTAGATTTTGTTCACATATTAATTTACCAGAGGAAGAAAGAGATGTGAAAGTGTATGTATATGTAGCAATGCATCCAGAAGCGAAGATAACAGTTGATCAATATATTAGAAAATTATCAGAGACAAAGACAAAGATAATCAAACAATTTGAGAAGGCAATTAAGGAGGTAGCAATTGACTGTAGATTGAATAAGAATGCCAATGAAACAGAAGAAGAGAAGATTAATTGTTTATAGATGAAAATATAAGAAGATAATGTGTTTAAGAGGGGATAATTATAATTGAGTATAATAATAATTATTCATAGAATGCCATTTAATTTGGATAACCAGACATTATTGTATGTGATAATTGGATTATTTGTAGTGCAATTGTTAATAACGAAGTACTATACACAATACAGTATAGAGGAGACAGTGCATAGAAATAATAAGAAACTGGTGAAGAAGTTGGCCACACAAGTGAATGATACATTTGAACAATATATGGGTAGAAATAGATCAATTAATGAGGAATCGAAACAGATGAGAGAAGAGAGAGAATATGAAGTTCCACAAAGAGGCATGAAAAAAGGGAAGGAAGAGGATGATGGAGACAGTATAGAGGATCCAGCAGAGGATGAGGACAAATGAAGTGCAGAAATATTGGGATAAATAAAACCGGAGAAATATGATATAGTTAATTGAATAAATGACGGATGCAAATGATAAGATATATATAATAATTATTTTGTTGATGGTTGGATTATTTGTGTATTGGTATCAGATATATTATAGACCACAACAGATGAAAGTGAATAATAAGACATATTGTGCAAAATGTTCGAAAAAGATAAAACATAAGAACAAGAAAGTCAAGAAAGATGAAGAGAAGATACCGAATAAGAAGAGAACTAAAAAAGAAGAGAAAAAAATAGAACCAAAGAAGGAGGATGAAGTATCAGAGATATCATTAGAGAGTTTAGATAGTTCAGATAAGGCATGTTTATCAAATAATGAAACAGATGATAAGGAGAAAGAAGAATCAGAATCAAGTATTGATTCATTAGATATTTAATATTGGTTTTATGGAGCAAAAACAATCCTCTATTTTATAAAACATGTGTCCAAATGGTGAATGATATTTTATTGAATAAAATATCATTATTATAAAAATATTGTTGTAAATATATAATATATTATGGTAACTGTCTCAAAGAGATCCAAATCTAAATCTAAATCAAAGGGCAGATCAAAATCAAAAAAAATAATGCACGGCGGGTCAGAAAAGTGGACAGAAATGTATAATTTTTGTATGCAAAATAAAAATATTAAAGAATGTGCAGATTTTGTCAAGAATGCTGACAAAAAACGGAAAGATTGGGAAGAAAAGAGACTAGATAGTACAAGTTCTTCTAGTAAGAAAGATAAAAAAAAGAATAGAGAAGAATCCCGCGAACCAGAATATCATAAATCTGCAGTTGGTGAAGCAAATGAAAGAAAAATAGAAAAAAGCAATAGAGAAGTAAAAAGATTAAACACAATTAAGTCGGAAATTACCGGCCTTGAAATTAATTCTGTTAATGCAGAAGTGATAATGAAACATGCGAAAAAATATGTTGATGATGATGTTATTCAAGAAATAAATGATTTGCGAGAAGAAATGCAAAAAAATAATAATAGAATCATAGAGCTTTTCAAATTGCAAGACAGCAAAGACGAAAAAATAATCAAAAGTAGAGTTTTAATGGATATTAAAGACACAAGAGATGATAATAAAGATCTGGAAGAAGAATTAAACAATAAACTTAAAATAATTAAGAAGACTGTAATTTCGAATGTTGAAGAAGAAATAAAAAAAATTGATAAACAACAAACTGCATTACGCAATCCACAACTAAAACTACAAGGCAGATCGAAAAGCAAATCTAAATCTAAAAAATCCAAATCTAAAAAAACTAAATCAAGAAGCGCAAAGTCAAAATCCAAAAAAGTAAGAAAACATTAATAATATCATAGTTTCAGAAATATTGCAATTATTGTATAACAATATATTATAATTGTGAATGATTCGATTTGATGATTTAGCCAAATCATTCGAAATAAAATATAATAAATATCCAACAAGCTATTATGATTCATGTAATGAATATCTTCAGTCACATATTGGAAAAAATAATAATGCTGAAATAAATAAAAACCCATATTATCTTACTGCATTAAACATTTATCTTAAACAGAATTCACAATTATACAATTATTATTTAACATTTATCGATCAAGCAACCACAAATATTTATGAGAATTTGCATGGAATAATTAACAATGATTTTATGTACCGTCATATTGATATTAATCAAATTGGTATTAAAAATCTGATTAAACAGAGCTATATGATGAACTATAATATATTTGAAGACCCAATACTAAAATCAGGAGGTGATGAAGAGCCATATAATTTTCTTATTGATAATTCAAATAAAAAATTCATTTTTGTTATTACAAAAAAAGATGTTGACAATATCAAAAAATCAATTAAGATAGATGACTCATTACTAGATGTTTATTTGGGTATTGAAGTGATTAATTTTCTTGAACATCAAAATCTTGAAAGATTCTTGGAGTATTTCAAGTCGTCAAATTCTCAAGTTAAAAAATCAGTTGATATGTTCATTGAGATTTATAATTTAGTAAAATCGGCTAGTAGAGATAACAATACCAAAAATATATTTGAAAGATCCATTTTTTTCAGTGGATTTGTCATACATACTTTAGGAACAAGTTATACATCTGATGCTGATTTATTATATTATGGAAAGACACAAACAAAAAGTCAACTCGAAAAAGTCAAAAAGTTTTTTGCCAACTATCCCATTATTGAAGCATTCATATATGATGACAATGATTATAATACAAATTTTATTGGAAGTCTAATATCAGATCCATCAAAACATTACCATTTTATGGGCATTAAAATAGTCAAAATGGATTATATATTTGAAAGGCTATATTTAAGGGCTACGGCACCAACAATGGTTGACATGATTATGTTAAATAAAATAAATGGAATAAATATAACCCCATGTATACCTCTTATTTCTACATTTGGAAAACATGCACTACTTTATGATCGTGAAACAATCAGAAGGAAAATATTGACTGTCAAAAAATATCTCAAAGAATGGCATAATATTGATATATCATATGACCAACTAAATAATCTAATTAGAAAATGCAAAAATTATCCAAATGATCCTCCTTTTAGTCACTCTGTCCTTGATATTGAATACACAAACAAAACAGGAGCACTACTTAAAAAATATTTTTCCGAAAACATCACATCAAATAAATCAACTCTTATTATTGAAGACTATAATGAATGTCATGTATATGAAAGATATATATTTAATGATACTAAATCTGATGATACATTCAAACCGATAATTATTGGGCCGAATAATTGCAAATTGCAAGATGAGAAGGATTTAATCTATTACAATTATGATCTTAAAACAGACATATCTAAAAGTGATTTCTATAATAATCTTGATCCCAAAACATTTGATAATATTTACATCTTCTTTAATCTATCTGACTTACTCCGATCTGAAATTACACTCTTTTACAAAGAGGATGGCATAGGATCATATGCTACATTTGTCAATAACATCAAACTACTCTCACATTCTGGAACAAAATTAATTATTAATTACCTTGATGGATCTTATGTTGAATCATTGATCAATAAATATTATACTAAATCAAAAGATATCTCACCTAGAATTGAACTCACTGATAATGACAATTTATTATTCGGTCTATACAAATATGATAATGATCGTAATGGCAATGAACAGTTTGTCATTTATTTGAAAAACTCCACAAGATATGGTTATGGCAGAATCGAATTATTACTTACCAAAGATAAAATACTCTCTGTTTTTTCCAAAATAGGTTTTGAATTAGTTAGTGATTATGACTACACTGATTTGACTGACTCTAATGACGAATCTATTAAAAATCTTGACAAAGCTCAAAAAGTTATCCTTAAATTGTTCCGTAAAATGACTCTCAAAAGAAAATAATATTTTTATCTATCCATTTATCCATTTATATAAATGCAATTTATTTATATAAATCATAAATCTGATTATACAGACTCAAATCACTGATTAATGATCCACTTTCTGGTGGTGGAATTACTACAAAAAAATCTAATTTATTCCTAGACAAAACTTTATTTCATAAACATCATAACTTAAAATATCGTAAACTCAGATTGCATGATTTTAACCAAATATATCAATCTCTCAAAAATCATCTCAAACCCTAAAAATCCTGCCATAATAAACAAATCCAAAATGAATCACTATATTAATCTTCATAAAAAACAAAACAGACCATTAATGAAACAAATACTTGATAAATTGCAATATGTCAGTTTTGATGAATTCTATGACAATCTTATTCATCAGGTTAAATTATTTAATTCATATCTTAAAACTAATAAAATCAAAAAATATGTTTATGTTATTGGTGTTGGAGATGATTTAGGTTCTTCTTCTACAAATTTTAATATATTCAAATCTAATTTTTGGACATTCTTATTAAGTTATAAATATTTAGATGTCAAACCATATGATATTATGTTGAATCTTAATACATCATTGAGATTGCATTATCCAGATATTAAAGATTATCTAATAATGGATGATTGTTCATATAGTGGTGATCAATTGGTTAATTGTGTATTGTATTCAGGCTCTACAGAATTAATGTTTAAGAAAGAAAATACATTTATGACAAATGACATGACCAAAAATCCAATGTATGATGTTGTTAATAATAAGATTTGCAATATTCATCTTATCGTTCCATATTTGTCCAAACCTGCATTCAATCTAATTAATGATTTGGAACTCAAAACTGGATTCAATATCAAAAAATATGTGTCAGTTATAATTAATCCATACAAGGATCTTCTTGATAAAGATACTCTCGACAAAATTAGAAATCTTTACCAAATATTCCAACTTTGGAATGATTTTGGAAATTATATTCCAATCTTCTTTTCTCACAAAATTGCTGATTCACTTAGTACAATAGAATTAATCATAGTTAAAGGTCAAGTCATTGACAATCCAAAAAAGAGATATGTTTTTATTGATGTTTGTGAATACAAAAAGAATGATCCAGATAGATATGATCTGAATCCATCAGATCCAAATTATAATAATAAAAAGGTATATTGTCCAATACCTCCATATTTGCATTTCCAAAAGATATTACAAAAGAATGGATTATTATCAAAATGATGATTATTTAATAAAAAAATTTGATTTATTAATATTTTGGGAATAAAACTACTTAATGATAAGAAACAATAATACATTAACCTACAAAATGCCTGCCAAATCTACCAATACATCCAAAACCGCCAAAACTGATAAAGCCGATAAGACTGAAGCCAAAACCGCCACTAAGAAAGGTGTTAAGGTCGATTCTGAAACCGCTAAGAATATGAAGAATCCTGTTAAAGGCAATTCCAAAACCTCAAGTAAAACAGGTTCTAAGACTCAAACTAATTCCAAAACCCAATCTAAAAATGCCCAAAACAAAGATAAGAAAGAGAAGACCGAAAAGAAAACCAAGAAAACAGAAGGTTCAACCAAGAGCAAACCCGGTCGTCTTGATGGTGTTCAAAAGGGAGATGCACCTAATAAATACACTGCATTTATTAAAGGTAATTTCAATGTGTCCACTGCAAAGAAGAGTTTGATGTCTTATATCAAAGATAATCTTAACAGTGATTTGGGTATTATTAATGCTCAATATGTCTATTCTGCTATTGCTGAATTCATTTCCAAATATGTTGTGAATGCTTCTGGCAAATATAATGGTAGAGTTGAAGAGAAGGCAGATCTTGTTGTTGTCAAATTGGAGAATGTCCAGCGTGCTGTCCGTGAATCAAAAGATTTTGGTTCTGATATTCACACATTGAATGATTCATTTTCACATGGCACGATGGATTATGCTGAGGGATTCTTTGCTACAAAGAAGGGACTTCGTGAATTCCTTGAAACTAAGGTCTTTGCCAATTCCAATATTAACATTCCCAATGAAACACTCAATTATGTGGCATATATTGTCAAACATATTTTGGCAATGCTCACTAAGACTGCTTGTATTATGGCTGATTGTGGCAACAAAAAGAAAGTTATGATCAAACACTTCAAATATGCTTGTAAAGTTCATTTTACTGGTGAACTTCTCAATCTCCTAATGCAACGTGTTGAAGAGATCGATTCTATGTTTGCAAATAAGAAGGATGGTGATCAAGAAGAGGAAACTGAAGAAACCGAAACCAAAGAATCCAAATCTAAGAACAAGAAATCATCAAAGACTAAGAAAGCCGAAAAGGATGAAACTGAAAATGATGACAAAGCAGATACTAAAGAAGCTACTAAAGAAGCTACTAAAGAAGGTACTGATGAAGAGAATGATGATAACGGTGAGGAAAAAGATGAGGAAGAGGAAGATGAAGATAATTAAACAAATTTATTTATAAGTAAATATTTATTATGAAATAAACTAATTCATAATAAAATAAATAATTTAATCAGATTCTGGAATATTGATTCTGACTTCAATAGGTGTCAATTTACTTTTAGATGGTTCGTAAACAACAATAACACTATGATTTCCAATCAAATCATTTGTATTAGTGTAATATGATGAATTATAATCATTATCAGTATTAGATTCATTATTTGTTTTATTATCTATATCAACACTGTCATTATCTGTATCATCATAATCATCGTCTTCATCTTCATCACTGATCATATTATTAAGTAGAGGCAATTCAAGTATTGTATTTAATGACCAAAATGCACCATTATATTCATCATTCTGGACAAATGATTTCTTCTCATCATTATCATCATTAATATTATTTGATTGTTCATTAAATTGGTTATTTGATTGGTTATTTGATTGGTTATTTGATTGGTCATTATTAAATGGAATAGATACAGTGATGTAATATAAACCATTATTAAATGTGATCCAATTTTTTTGTATTCCGTAATTAATAAATTCTTCAATAGTTGGAGTTAGATTTGAATTCACATTATGATTCAAATTAAGATTAGGTTCTTTAAGATCATTCAATTCTTTTTCATCATCATTATTGTCATCATCACTATCAGCAATTGAATTTACATATGACATATATATTTCATATATTTGATAATAATAACATGTTCCATTTGGATTTTTCTGTTCTAAATCTCTGTAGACAGCCAGAGCCAATTCATCATTGATACTCATTATTAATCTTGTATTATTAAATGTGATGGTAATATTTAATACATTTAGCACTATTAATGATCAATTTTTCTATTTATTTATTCTAAAAATATTGAAATTTTATTTATATTAATACATTTCATAAAGAAAGTATTATTACAATTCTTTCACTTATTGAAAATGTTTTTCCTTGTGAAAAAACAAGATCTAACGAGTCTTCGTAAAGATTCACCAACAATATTCCCATCTAATTGTGTTGGACAAGAAGTTGATAATGTGTGTTTCATCAATTTGAAATCCAAAGATAATAAAGATATTGTATCCAAAATTATTCAGATGGTCAGTTGTGCAGAAAAGATAAAGACTAAATATCTTATTCTGACATGCAAGTCATCATTAATTGGGAAAATGATGAGTGGTCTGACAAGTGGTGATATCAGATATATATATGTCCCACCAACTAAAGATCCACAACAATATATCGATATTGGGATCAAACTATTGGATTATGATTATGTTCCTAAAATTGGTGTATTCAAAACTATTGGCAATATGAAAGGACATCAAGATCCTTCAGGTATCCTCCCGTTAATAAGATACAAAGATGAGACATTCTGTATTTTGGCAGTTGATAAAAAGACAGGGACATTTTCTGATTTTGGTGGTGGATTCGATAAAAAGAGTGCATCATATCCTAAGGGTAGTCCAGCCGAATTCAAAAATGGCATTCTTCAAGATAAACATATATCAAATGGATATATCGATCCTTTGATTCTATATGACAACATGTTAATGAATAATGATGAGAAGAATATTCAGAATCTTCTTGACAAGGAAACATATGGTAATGGGGATTTAAATACAAAATATACAGCCTTTAGAGAATTAATTGAGGAGTCTGCATATACAAATAAACCGAAAACTGAGAAGAAAACCAAAACTACTCAACTTGCAATTACAACACAAACAAAAACGAAATCAGTATTTGACATTAATGTAATATATGAAAAATTGTATAACAGTTCATATGTATATTTAGGAGGAGATACGATGTATGGATATGATATGTATTTGGTGGTAATGACAGAGAATGATTTATCAGGGAAAATGAAATATCATTTTGAGTCAATTTACCAAGAATACAAAGAACATCCCAAGAAATACATAAGATCTATTGCAAATGGAGAACATCAATTGAAACTTGATAACAATGATGAAATGAAAGGTGTGGTTATTGTTCCCCTAAAGACAATTTGTGATGATGTTGCAAATATTAGTTATACTGAATACAAGACAGATAAACTCAGAATCAGCAGAAATAAGAATAGTAAGGATGAGTATTATCTAGATAAAGATTATCATAGTGTGAATTACAGGACAAAATTGATGGATAAAATGAGATTATGTTTTGGTGATGCATTGGTTAAGTATAAGAAGGAATTCAGATTAATGGACCAGAAAATTGACGATCTAATAACAGTTTTATCTCCATAGTAATTATATTGTTTATCATTATCATTGATGAGCCATAAAACATCATCATCACTACAATCAAAACAAACAAGCGAAGAGAAAAGTAAATAATTGAAAAATAAATATTAAAATGGTTTATTGATTTAGTTTGTAAATATATGATATTAATAATAATTAATGGACATATTGGCATTATTCCAACCAACATCTCAACCAAATGATGAAAAACAAGATAATATTGATGCCTACAAGAAGGCATTATTTGTTTTGGGTAATAGAGGTTATATGAATACACAACAATATTCATATTACGACACATTCATGACTAATAATGGAACCATATGTAATGTCAAATGGTTTATGGATGAAATAGATAAATTCAAACCATCTGATCCAAGACTCATTACTGATCTTAAAACTAATCCAGTTATTGATTTTAAATTAGCCATTTCCAAAAGTTTTAATCGATTACTTAAATATGATGAGAAAGAAGGAAAATTACGAATTAATAAAAACATATCCTATTATTTGACTCGATTAGATACAATTGATCTGACTAATGAACAGAAATTAGCTATGAAGAAATTATATGAGTTTACCATAACAAAAGAGAAGAATAGTTTTGGATTGTATGGTTATGCAGGTTCTGGCAAGACCACAACATTAGTCGAATATATTTCATACATGATTAGAAATAGATATCTAAATAGTATATGTCTGACTGCACCAACAAATAAGGCTGTCAATGTGATTAAAACTAAATTCAAATCACATTTGAAGAAAATTATTGAAACACTTTTTGACAAAAAACTTGAAGACACATTTAATTTCGATGACGAACTTGATTACTTAGAACAAAAAGGAATTATTATCAAGTTTATGACTATCCATAAATTATTAATGTTTCAAACTGACTATTCAATTTCTGGTGAGATGATCTTTGTTCGAGATGAAAAATCAGGTTCATTGATTTCTCAATTTGAATTGGTTATTATTGATGAATGTTCTATGATTAGTATGGATATGATTGACAGTATTTTCGAAGAAATAAGAACCTTATTGAAAGGCAATTCCAAAAGTAAAGGTTATAATCATGTTCCTAAAGTTATATTTAGTGGTGATCCTGCACAACTTCCTCCTGTTAATGAATCTGACTCATCTATTTTTTGTAAGAGTGATAAAGATTTGACATTTGATGCATTTGTTGAAGGTATGAACTTCAAATATAATGACAAAGTTGCTTCCAACTCCAAAAGTATTCTTGAATATAAATACAAATTATTAATTGATGATTTGAGTAATATGGAAACTTATTTAATGAAGAATGTGGTTAGATCAAAAATACAGACAGTTACAAATATATGTAATGAGTTACGTATATGGATTAGACAGGATGAATTACCTAAATTAGAGAAATATAAAGAGGCAAAGGGAGTATATTTTTATAACAATGATGAGAATATTAATAAGATAAGGTCAGAATGGTTTAAGAAGTTTCTTGAATCAATCAAAAAGGGAAATTCAAGTATTATTATTACATGGACTAATAGACAAACTGACACATATAATGATACAATTAGAAGACAAATATTTAATGGCAAAAAAATAAATAAGTTTGAACCAAATGACATATTGATGTTGAGTGATTTTTATGGATTAGATTTAGGTGAAGAATTTGTCAAACAAAGATTATATACATCAGAACAAATTAAGGTCATTACTACTAAATTGACAGAAACACCAATTAACATGTTTGATGTTGTTATTAATTCTGCAGTTAAAAGAATGAAGAATTATTTGAAGATTGAAGAGAAGATTAAGACATTGGTTCAAGGATTAAATGAATTATATTGTAAGGGTGTTAAATTTAAATCTTGGATCTTGAAGGTTCATAAATTAGGTGAGACTGATACACATTATATGACTATTATTGTTATTGATGATTCTGATCATGAGAGATATGAGAAGATTAAGAATGAATCAGGATTAGTAATCAAGAATTTTTCAAAACAAATGTTACATCAATACAAAACATCTCCTAAACAAATTGAAAAATATGTAATTAAACCATTATGGAAACAATGGAACAAAATATTTGTCGAATCATTTGCAAATGTAAATTATGGATATTCAATTACTTGTCATAAAGCTCAAGGATCTAGTTTTTATGATGTATATGTTGATTTAGATGATATTCTCCAGAATCCTAGGAAAAATGAAGCCAAAAAATGTGCCTATACTGCGGTAACAAGATCATCTAATGAATTACATATATTAATCTGAATTTATTTATCTAATATTGGTTCTCAATATATCAATAATGATACAAAATATGATCTGGACATTATTAAAAAATATATGACAATATATCGAAAAAATAAACAAGCTTATTTAGAATTGAAATGATAATATATTGATCCAAACGAATTAATATATTTATGAAATAAACAATTTTAAATTTGAATACAATTTTTTGGATTCAAAATACATATTGAAATAACCTCCTGTTTTATTTGTAGAACTTATGGTTATTGTCTGTTTTGAGAATCTGTCTTCTATAAGTTTTGCTAATTCATTGATGTCTATACAATTCCGAGATTTGATATTAACGAAATCACCTGTTTCTGTATTTAAATATGTTTTTGAATATATAAATTTATATAACTCATCATCAAACAAATTAAGCTTCTTTATGTCACTTTCATCAATAGAATCATCAGATCCATACATGCAATATGGTTTGTTGATATAATTATGTATTCCAATTACTTTCTGAATAAGTTTATCATTGATGCCAAAAAGTAATTTATCTCCAATATTACCCATTATAGACTCATAGTATTTTGATGTCATTATCGCATCAAATATTGTTTCTACTCTATTTAGTTTTTTTATTTTGTTATTTATGTCATTCATATCTTTTTGAAATATGCCATATATGTGATTATATATATCACCAAACAATGTATTTTCTTTAACATAATCAAATATTACATAACTGTCATAATGATATAAATATTTCTCCTGAATTAGATTTTTTTTATTTATATCATCAAACATATATAGTGGTTCATTTTCTTTTTTTTTTATTTTAATTGAAATAATATTTCTAAACAAATCTAATAATAATAATTCATCAAATACATTTATATTATTAGCATTGGAAAAATGGAAGAACTTTTGGTATTCTTCTTTATTGCGTTCATTTAATTCTTTATGAATAATTGTATCAATTTCTTTATCATCATCGTCATTACTACCGACATATGTAGACTTATCTGATATTAACAAATTATTCAATGGATCATCTAATTCTGGTATTTCATCATGAATATTATTGGTATTATTTTCTGTAGAATCAGGTATTGAATATTGTCGAGGTGATCCCTGTGGGGAACCAAAGTTTGAATATGAGTTACTTACACTTGGATCAGTAAGGATATATAACACATCATTTTCATATTTTTTATATACTTCATATATTTTCATTTTTGATACATATTTATTATGTTTATTTTGTATTTCATCTTTCAAATAATCCATTATATTTTCTTCTTCGTCCTGGTATTGTGCATAATCTTTTGCGTTTTCAATTTTAGTTCTTAGAAAATCTACCGATTTGTTATAGTAATCTTTCTTCACTTTCAATCTTAAGCCAATTGTACCTGCTGGCAAATCTAATGGATTCAAATGTGTATTGAATAAATCATATCTTATGTATTTTTTATAAGCTTCCATCCATTTTGAATAAGATAAAAATCTTGGAAATGTACTTATTTTATCAAAATTATAAGCATATCCTAATGAATTTGTATAAAATATTCTTTTCGATTTCTTCTCAAATCTATCAATGTTTATTGCGTCAATATGTGATACAACTCCATCTGCTTCTCTTATTATTGCTATATTCACTTCTGGATCTATCATTGGTAAAAATCTGTATGTTCTTGTAAATCCAATGTTCTTTTCATATGTATATATGTATAATCACATAATAATGTGTATATTTCCACCTGTTCATGATTTAATATTCTTTCAAATACCTCTTTCAAATTAAAATTGGTACTCTTTTTAATATTATCATCAGCACTCTTTCTATTAGCACTATTTTCAATAACCTTAAAAACAGAATAATCAACATAAAATCTAGTTATCCAATTATTCAGTTTTGTTGCAACAACATTAATTGTTCTTTCTATTGAAACTAATGTTTTTTTTAAATAATCTTCACTACCAGTTGAATATAATACGATACATACACAATTACAACATTTTTCACGTTTTGTAAAATCAAAGACTTCCCTTAATTCTTTGGCATATTTTTCATTAAGTTCTTTTTCCTCTTTTTTGTCCTCTAATTTTAAATCATAATCATTAATATCTGGATTATATGTATGTATGTAATATTTGTCTTTCTTTTTGTTAATTAATTTACATTTCACATTGCTGTCTGGTTTGAATAATGGATTATCTATTTCCTTTATTTCTGTAGGTTTTTGTATATATTGTTTGATAATGTCTTCATAACAATTTTTAAAATTACCTTCTGTTATTTCTTTACAGTCTTTTGTCTTTTCGATCTGCATTATTATTGCTATAATATACAATCAAAAAAATATATTAATCCATTATTAATTAATATATTCATAATGGATCTTCCATATACAGCCAATATAGAAAAAGAAACACTTGACAATAATAATTACAGAAAAGTTTTACATACTACAAAAAATATGCAATTAGTGGTTATGTGTTTAGAACCAAGACAAGAAATAGGAATGGAAACACATAATGACAAAACACAATTTATTCGAATAGAATCAGGTCAAGCCAAAGCAATTGTTAATGGAATTGAAAAAACATTAAAAGATGATGATGTTATTATCATAGAACCAGGTGCAAAACATAATATTATTAATATTTCAGAAACTGACTCATTAAAACTATATACTATATATGCTCCATCTGAACATAAAGATCAATGTGTTCAGCCTACAAAGACAGATCAATGTGTTGTTCCTCCTATTACTATTAAAGAAATATATGAAAATAATAAAAAAGCTTATCAAAATTTATCCAATTAAGTGTTAGATAATTTAGTATTGAGCCACCATAATAGCAATATTATGACAATAACAATAACAAGAGTTAATACAAATCCTTCATAGGGAGGTCTAGATTGGAATTTGTAAACAATACATGAATTATCAGTATTGTATTTATTATTGTGATCAATAACAGTTGATGTCTCACATTTAGATTTAGATTTATTAGACTTAATAGAATCATTATCACCACTCATTTACGGAATAATTATATATTAATCATTACTATTTAATTATCTTATTTAAGATTCCATTTTTATTTTATTATTGGAAAAGATAAAGTCCATTATAACAAAAATGAATATTATTATAAATGTTATTTTGATCAAAAATGATATTGAATTTATTGAATTTGTATTATTTAGTGTATATGTTGCAAATGGATTTGTAAATGGATTATCTAATTGATCGAAATATTTTTTGACATGAGAAATCGATCCTTGATTAAGAATGTCAAAATGATTATAATAATCTGAGACTAATTGGAAATTGGAACTATTAGTTAATGAAATTGAAGAATTTATATGTTGATTTGACATATTTATTATAATAAATTTAATAATATATTTTGTTAATATGATAGACTATCTAATAGTGTGTCAGAGTTTATAAGAGAAATAAGATCATATATAGTAAGTAAGATATAAGTTAAATGAGTAGAATAAGTGGTTATAAACAATCCATAGTCAAATTCCTAAAAACGAAAAGTTTTATTAATGATACCACACCTACTACAAAAAATATATTGTTAGAATTAATTGATTTATCAGATCATATTCCTGCTATTATCTGTCTCACAATTATGCATAATCAATGTAAAAAGAAAGATACCAAAGCACATATATATTATATTGCATCTGGAATTGATATGTTAATGTCAGTGGCTGAAATAAGTGATAATCGATCATATTATGATGCTAAATATGGTGTAACAGAAATCGACAATATGATATATGAGGTAATATGTAATTTTTATAAATGTATAACCCAAAATATTGAGACTATTAGAATGAGTCTTAAGGATCCTGACGAATTGAATTCTAAAATAATCCAATTATGTATTGATTATTCTGTCAAAAATATACCTATTGTAATGCAAAAAAATTCCATTGAATCAAAAGACCTTATGAAAAAAACAGATTTATTAAAATTATGTATTGATTATGATAATTATAAAAAAAAGAATAGAATCTCTAAAGACCTAATTATGCAGAATATTAAGAATAAATATGGAACAGTTTGCAAAATGGCAATGACATTAGGTTGGACATTTGGGAAATGTGTAGAAATATCTAATAGTAAAATCAAATCATTAAATGATGAGAAATCAATAGGAAAGCTCGAAATATTAGCAGAACAAATAGGAATGATATTGAAGATACATGACGATTTCAAAAACATAGAAAGAGACATTAAATATGGAAAACATTGTTATAATTATGTTGTCAATCATGGAATCAAAGAGGCATATATGGATTTAGTTGAGGCAAAAGCATTGTTTTTAGAAGGAACATATAATATGGGTATTGATTCAAAAACTCTGAAAGAAATTATTGACACTGTTATCGAAAAAATTAATATTATTGTTAAAGATGCTTCAGTTGATATGGAAACACAATATGATGATGTATCTGTTGCATACTAACTTATGTATATAAATTACAAAAATAATAATGTCTTATGATATAATTAATAGCCAATATTAAAAATGGGTTATGCTAATAATGTCTTAATCAGTATTCCAATGGCCATAATAATATATATGTTAACAGAAAAAGCAATAATTAATTTGACATGTGATGCAAATTATACAGAAAGAGTTCAGAAAAGTTTTGTAATAGGATTTGTTTTAGGTTTAACGTTTATTGCATTTGGCATGACAGTATTTGATGAAACATCGAATATTGACAATAAAGCATTACAATTGGCAATGTATGGTGCAGGTGCATTTTTGATATTAAATTCGGCTGTATTTAGTTGGAGTGATTTAGATGAAAGCACAAAGATGATCATATTAGGTATATCCATAATATCGTTAATAGTATATTCATATCATAACAAGAATGGCCAAATCGATTTGTCTTAATATTTATTATTATTAATAAAAAATTGATAATAATATGTTTGATTCACCAATTTAGATAAAATTAATTAACATAAAGAATTAAAGAATTCAATGATAAGTAAGAATAACATAACAATTACGCAATGGGAATTGATAATTTATTCAAAACGTTAGAAAAGTCATTCTATAGTGAAGAAACTAAACAAATGACAAAAATATTATGTGAAAGATTGTATATTGATTTCAATTCGGTCATACATATGACTATTAATGAATTGGAAAAAGATATTAGATATCTTCAATATGCACTTCTAATCAAAAAAATAGATGATAAATGCAAACAAGTAATATTGAATTATGGTATTGATTTTAGTTATAATAATTTTGATTTGAATAATTCAAATTGGAATGACAATAATGACGATCAATATGATCAATATGATCAATATCACGAAAAGTTCAAACAGTATTTGAAACAAAAATTTAATGATGAATATATTTTTGAATTAATCAAGAAATATATCATTAGATTCCTTACAAATATTGTTACTGGTGATGATGTAAAATATATATTTATTAGTATGGACGGTATGCCATCTATGGCTAAAATTATTGAACAGAAACGTCGTAAGGTAATGTCTTATTTGATTAATGGATTCAAAAAGAAGATCTTTCAAGAATCCAAATCAAAAATAGATGATGTTAGAATGACATATGAAAATATATTATATTCTTTCGAAAAGACTAAGATATATCCAATGAGTCCATTTATGGATAAGTTATATGAGTATTTAACATCTAAACAATTCATAAATGAAATGAAATCACAATTCAAAAAAATAGAGACCATTAATATATCAGGTCATACTCAAAATGGTGAAGGCGAAAAGAAGATTATGACTGATTTAATCAAAATGGGTGTTAATAATCAAAAATGTGTAATATTTAGTCCGGATTCAGATGCAATTATATTGATGGTTTTAATTAGAAATATTATTAATAGAACTGCATCACTTGCTATTAATCTTCAAAAAACAAAGAATACAATTGACATTGATTTAATTAGATATAACAGTTCTGATGACAAATATGAATATATTTCGGCAAATGAATTATGTCACAAACTATATGAATATGTCAAAACAAGAACATCATTAACTCTTGATGAAGATAGAGTCACAAATGATATATGTTTTATATTTACATTGTTAGGAAATGATTTTATGCCAAAAATAGAATCAATAAATGTTAAACGAGATATGGAAATATTACTTGATGTTTATGTCAAAACAATTAATAATGCATATAATTCCAGACATTTTGGAACATATATCATATATCAAAGTAAAAATAAATACAGAATTAATTATGCAACATTTACAAAATATCTTGAAAACATTGGATCATTGGAAATATCCTTAATGAAGGATTCATATATATTCCATAATTATCGAAATTACAAAAGAATTAAATCAATCTTTGGTAAAAGTTCTAATACTGCTTCTAAAGAGAATGTTTTGTATCCTAAAATTATTCTGTATTTACAGTTTGCGAATGTCATGTTTTCTGTCAAAAAATATTATAATGATCTCAAACACCAATATTCTAATTCTAATTCTGATTCTGATTCTGAATCTAAATTCTGTGAGGCAAGTGTAACACCATTTATTCAAAGAGAATTAAATAAATTACTTGAACATATTGACCAGAAAGATATTGAATCATCATTATCTGATTTAATGGAACAGTTTATCAAAATAGAATTTAAACCAGAAAAGATGTCACAACAAGATAGAAATCTTATAAATCTAGAGACATTTAATAAGTTACCAATTAATGAAAGGATAAATATATTGATTGATATTGTGATTAGAATTAAGAATATTGATCCATCATTGAGAATGATTATTGATGATCAAGATATTAAATGTGACTTTCATCAACAGAATATTATTAAACAACTGCCACATCCTGATATCAAAATTACTGAATATGATGAAGAACTCTATAAAATGTCAAGGTCAATAGGGAAATATAAATCATATTTTTCGACAAATTATGAGTTTGGACATTTCAAATTCATAGCATCAAAAGGACGTCAGACATCATATACAGATAATTCAATAAGAAGAAGATATAAATATGATACTTCTATTATTCATGAAGATTCACAATATTATTATTCAAGATATTTTGGAATTGATATTAATGACAAGTCTTACCAAACAATTAATAAGATAAATAATATTGTTATTGAATATATTAAGGGATTATTCTGGGTGTTCAATTATTATATGAATAACTTTGATTCTAAAATTGATAATTGGAGTTGGTATTACCAATTTTCACATGCTCCATTATTATTCCATATTGTCAAATATATATCAATAATGAGTAAATTAAATAAAGATAAACGTGATAAATGGCAATGGATGGATCAGATATATAATAGTGTGATTACACCTAATAATAATGAAGAAATAATGACTGGAAGAGAATACTATCTTTATATGAATTCACATCAATCAGCAACAAATAAGTTTGATGAGGAGTTATTAGGCAAAGACATAAATGAAAAATACAAATCACTTGACCATAAGAAATTATTTGGCGATTTTGATTTAGTTATTGAAAGTGTATGGAATGGTGATAACAAATATCTTGATGCAAGAAATACATATTTAAGTAGAGCTAAATTATCTAATATTAATATTCTTAATTATGATTCTTGGAAAAAGATATTGTCAGATAATAATATCTATTTTAATAATAATGATAATAAGGAATTGAAAGAAGAAAAATCATTAGACAAATCATTAGACCAATCTAATAGACAGCATCAAAAAGCAAAATATATTATTGTTCAAAAAGATAGATTGATTAATCATAATTATAACAATCATAAAATCAATATTGATGCATTCATAAATATATCTCCATCAACAATCAAAATTGATAATATTAGCACTAATAATAATGATATTGCACTCACCAAAAGTGACTCAACTATTAGTAATTCAATTTAGATATTTATTTATTATTTTTGGTTTATCATGATATAATTAAAATTTAATTTTAGGACTCATCATAACTAACTCAGCATTAGAATAATAATCTTCTATTGGTGATTTTTTGGATTTTTTGTCATTATTATTGAAATAATACCATAATAAGACGATCATAACAATAATGAATATGAATACTAAATACATCATTTTGCTTGATTCTTTATGTTTTTGTTTATTTTTCTTACTGGCTTGTAATGGTTTGACATTTGATACTAATGATGGTTTAATTGAATAATCAGTATCATAACGACTTAATTCATCATTAGTCAGATCTGAATATAATATGTCATTACCAAAATTGAGATCTAAATTAGGATCACTCATATATGATTTTTCAATAAATTTATATGGCATTAGTTATCTGTAATAATAATTAATAACGATATTAATTATATTTGATATAAACCATTATTATTAAAATTTTCCTTTCGTTCATTATTATTGCTATTGTCATGAATACTTGTTCATCTCAAGTTGACATTGAATATTATACATCTAAATATGGTCTTGATTTCCAAAATAAAAGAGATGCAATCGAACATTATATTCGTGTTGGTAAAGACAAAGGATATTTCCCCAATCATGAAATGGAATTCTTTTATGTCAAGTTATCTAATTTCGATCCTGATTATTACAAACGGAAATACTCTTTAACTTGTTCTAATAATGATGCTATCAGACATTGGAAAAATATTGGTTCTAAAGATGGTTATTTCGTTAATAAATGTGATGAAACAGGAACACATATCCCATTTATCTGCAAATGTAGAAATAAAAATAGTAATACACTAATTAGAACTGTAGAAAATACCAGTGATGATGTTGATGATATATTAGATAGTGAATCACCTCAAACCAATAATCCACAATCTAAATCTAATAACATTAATCTTATTGACACACCTCAAAATTCACAAAGAGATATCGATAATATCCTCCTCAAATTAAAAGAAATACATGATGATCCTAATTGTCAAACTACTTTACCTCCTACGACTACAACTATCAAACCTACTACAACCAACAATCCTAATATTCCTGTTCCTACAACAATCACCACAACTATTAAACCTACAACCACTAAACCTACAACAACTATTAAACCTACTAAACCTACAACTATTAAACCAAATGTAAAAATATGTAAAAAGACAGATCATAAATCGAAATCAGAGTCAGAGGAAGATTCAGAATCTTGTTCAAATTCCAGATCTGAATCTGGATCTGGATCTGGATCGGATTCAGAATCAGAATCTAATAGTTCATTAAATGATTCATCTAATTCATCAGATAGTTCGGATTCAGATGATTTGAGTAATAAATGCAATGTGCATATATGTCAGAATAATTATTATGATGCAAAATGTTTATCAGATAGATGTGAAAAGAAGAACTTATCAAAATTAGTAATGCAACAAACAGAACATAAACGAAACAAAGGGTTCAAATTCCCTATTAAACATGTTGATGACGCAAGGAAAGCAATTATCGAAGTAGAGACAAACACTCAAAATAAAAAACAAAAAGATAATAATGAATATGAAAAGATATTCTCAGAAATACTTGTTACAAAACAAACTGATTATGATAATAACAGTTTTGCCGAATACATTGAACATGATAAATATCATATTAATGAAAAACTTAATACTCATCCCAATACCAAACCTGATATTAAACCTGATATTAAACCCGATATTAAACATGATAATAAGTCAGATGATAATTCAGATACTAAAACAGACAATGATGAATACAAGAAATTAGATGAGAATATCAAAAAGGTAATTAATCATTCTTCTGACAAATCAATTAAGAAGGATGATACAACAGAGAAGATGGACAAGATGATAATAAAGAAACATATGGATATGATATGTCAAAATATACAAAACATTAAAGATTATTTGAAGATATGTGAGATACATATTGATTCATACACAAAATTGCTGGGATGTGCATATGAATGTTTAACAGATATATGTAACCCACATAGCAATTATATGGCATATAATGCATCAAGAGTCAAATTAAGCAATATATTGAAAGAGGCAGAAAAGATGACAAGAACTACTTATTATAAAGAGTTACCAGTTTTTTACAATGATACATTAAGACAAGACAAAGAAGGGAATATTCCATCATGTATTAAATTTCCATTAATAATGTGCACAAACAACAAGATAAACAAAATAATGATAGGTAATTTAGGAAAGGATTACACATATTTCAAAATACCATTAATGAAACTGACATTAAGACATTTGAAACTAGAGAAATATTGCTATCCATTACTAAATAAGGGTGAAAAGGTCACAGAAAATACATCACCAATCCCACCATGTAACTGTCCTGTTGGAAATAAACCTAAAAAGAATATGTATATCGGTGAAGATATGGAAAAATATTGGGATATTGAATATCATTTCGGACAATTTGAAAATGCATTGTATAGAGTTGTGATGGAGAGGGAAATGATAGGTAATAATATGAAGTTGTTGGAAATCAAAGAAGATTTATTCAATAAATTGAAAGATAAAGCAATTGCAATTGATTAATAATGATGATGAGTTAAAAATTATTTTGTGTAAATAATGATATAAGATTCAGGACAAAAATGAATAAAACTGATGTCAAATTAATAATTAAAATAGCATTCAAGATATGTTTCCTTTATTTATTAAGAACATTTATGCCGTCATTTAGTTTGAGAAAATATATAAACAGTTCATCATGTAGAGATTATAATAAAGAAATACTCTCAGAAATTTCCAAACTCAAAAAAGTCATCCAACATTGTGAAAATAAATCCGATTCATCATCTAATGATACTAATGATACAAGTGATTCTTCATCCAGTGAATCAAGTGAATCTAATGATGATGATGAATGTAATAAAATAGAAAAAAAGAAAATGAATCATGAAGCTATCAAATCAATCAAAAAGGAAATCACAACCAAACTAAAGGAAAAATATGGTGATGATACTCAAGTTGAATTTAGTGAAAAATCAGATTTGTCAGATAGTAAATCAGATTGTGACAATAATGACAAAACATTATACTCACTCAAAATCAAATCAATGGGCAATTGTGACCCTGATATGAAAAAGTTTAAAGAATCTGAAATTTATGTTAACACCAAATCTAAAACATTTATGATTAGAACTAAAAAGGGATTCGAAACTTTCCCTCTAATCAAAAAATCTGTTGTCAAATGTGAAAAAGTATAATTAATAATTATTTAATAATTAATACCTAAGAGAATAAATATTTTTATATATAAACTCATATATATAATAACATCATAATGCCTGAAATATATTGTGGTATTGGTAAAATTCCCAAAAAACAAAGACTTGGAACAATGCGTGAATGTGCTGAAAAACGTCAAGTCAGATATTATGGCATCAAGAAAGTTGATCCTAAAACTCTTGAAATATCCAAAGATAAAAAAGTCATTCCTGACACTAGACAAAAACTTCTCGTTATGATGGGTACTCTTAGAGGAACTATTCGTAAAGCTAAAAGACGTCTCGAATCTACCAAAGATAAAAAACTTAAAGAATCTCTCGAAAAAGAAATTGACGAAACTAATAAAAAACTAAATGTTGTCCTTGACAAACTCCGCAAAATGCAAGAGGTCATCGATGCCGAACGTAATAAGGCCGAAGAAGAAAAGAAAGCCAAAGAGGAAAAGAAACAAGCCAAAAAAGATTCTTCATCTAAGAAGGCACCATCTAAGAAATCCCCATCTAAGAAATCCACTTCTAAGAAGGAAACTTCCAAAAAAGAGACTTCTAAGAAGGAAACTGCCAAGAAAGCCCCTTCTAAGAAGGAAACTTCCGAAAAGACTACTGCCAAGAAAGCCCTTGCCAAGAAAGCCCCTTCTAAGAAGGAAACTTCCGAAAAGACTACTGCCAAGAAAGCCCCTTCTAAGAAAGCTACTTCTAAGAAAGCTCCAGCTAAGAAAGCTTCTTCTAAGAAGACTACTTCTAAGAAGACTAAATAAATATTTAATGTTATTGATTTAATCACAAACCAATAATATTGCCACATATGACAGATGAATATGAATTAAAGGACTTGATACACTATACAAAAGACAAGTCTAAAATAAAATATTACAAACCATTAGAAAGACAATTTACATCATCTGAATTGAAAACACTATTTCCAATTGACAAACCTGCATTTATCAAAAAATACAATCTGTCAAATGAATCATCATTATCTGTATTGAAAGAGGATGATAAGACAAATATGACTTGTAGAGATATTATAACTTTTGACGATTATGACAGAATGTTAGTATCTGCACTTTATACAACAAAACAACTTGATCTAAAATTGCCATTCATATTAGAATTACTCTCTGTATGTTATTGGACAAATGACATAGAACACTTCTTTGAATTTATTGTTATTGCTGATCAATTTGGACACAAACAATATGATCGTGATATATGTATTTTGGCAATGATTCAAAATATTAAAGAATTATATAATGGACATTATTGTGTTTATGACGAATCAATTCTCGTAAATAATCATTGGACATTATTTGGACAATTCTGGAGTTCATCATCTATTGATAAAAGTATTCATATTGATTTGAAAGGACGTTGGTGGGATTGTAAATATGATTTTGTGGCCGAAATGTCTAATAATGTAACACAAATATATATTAATTGTAATGGCAAATTATTATCGTTAGAATGTTATGTTAAGTTATTCAGATTTATTAAATGTCTAAATACAACTACAAGAACCAAATTATTAGATATCAGATATTTCAATCATAATGATGTAGATAAATTTATTAATGGATTAGACAGATATATATGTAATATTGATGTTCTCAGATTCTATTATTATGATAAAAAACCTGATAAGATTAGCAATCATATCAAGAATTCTAATTATGATATTAAACATATTGTATTTATTTAATTATCCAAAAAATTGATTTTATTTAGACAAATACAATCAATAGATTTGATTCTGACAATAAATATTTATTGTCTAAATATGTTGTCAAATTCGTCTAAGAGATCAGTCAAGAGATTGGCAAAAAGGGTATTGAAATATACCTCATCTGATTCTTCGTCTGATTCAGATGACAATAAAACTGAAACAAAAACAAAGGATAAAAAGGAAGATAAGACAGTTGATGACAAACAATTTCTATATGTCAATTACGAGGACTTTGACATTAAGAAGGTTATTGTGTCAATTGAGGAAAGTGAAAGAAAATTTAAGGGCATTGGGGGTTATAAAATCGAAAAGAAGAATTATGTTTTGAAATATAATTATTCGCCAAATATTTGTGACACTTTAAGAATATGTTTCAGGAATGTTAGTTCATTAGCATACAAAATATATAATCCCAATGACAAAAAAGCATATTTGATAAATAAGTTTGTGAAAGATAATGCCAAAAATCATTTCAAAAAACAAATTCCAAAAAAACAGCAAATAGATAGTTGTATAATCCAAATATGCAATATATTTAAAGATAAGGAATTGGATGTGTCAAAATATTTGTCAAGAGAAAAACTAACATCTCTAATGAGAAGTGAAATATCAATAAGTGATCTTAAAAATGTTCTTGGGAATACTATTGGTCTAGTATGTGAAGGTGATCATTTCATTGACAAAAACTTATCTAAAAGATATGACATATTTTTGAGATTCCAGTATAATATCTCAACTACAAGTTGTAGGAGTTCAAACCCAACAACATATAATTCAATGAAACAATATATTGACCTTATCAAACCTAGTGATACACAACATACAGAATATATTGATGATATTGATTTTGATGTAAATAAAAATACTCTTTGTTTATAAATATAGCATTCTATTTCATGTCAAGTAATAAACATCATTCTGAAAGTAGTATGAAAGTAATATCAACATCTTCTGATTCTAGTGATTCTGATTCTAAGAGAAATTCGAATAAAAAACCAAAATCATTGACTGAATCATTAAATGAAGGATCACAAATAATCAAAAAACATACCAAAAAAATTGTGGATGATCATAATAATAAACATAATAAATATGGTGGTTCTATTAATTCTATACAAAATAACGAAGAGAAAAAATACAAAATAATTATGACTGAAAATAGTGGTATGTCATTCAAGTCTGAATTGGAAATAATTAATTCCAAAAAATCAGATCTGAAAATTGTTGATAATATATTTAACATCAAATCATTAAAAGAATCATTGTCACATCTTCAAATGGCATACAATATAATCAAAAATGAAAATACAGATGAAACAATCAGACTATCTAAAATAATATCAGAATTATCTAATCAAATTGTCTCAAATAAATATTATCTATTCAAAACAAAAATTCCAGTCATGTTTTTATTTAATGGATCTTATCATAATGCATTTATGATTGGTATTGACAATAATATATTAACTGTTCTTATTGACATAAATAACAAATTATTCTCAGTTATGTTCAACAGAAATATCAAAATAACTAATAATATTATCCAATCTGGTAAATTATCATCTGATTCTCCATCATTATCATCAAGTACTAAATCAGTTGAATCAGGTAATTCTGACAGTTCTTCTAGTTCTATTAATAGTAGATCATCATCTGTCTCTAATAGTTCTTCTAATAGTTCTAATAATTCAGACAGAACATCATCACCATATTTAAGAACATCTGAATATGATTCATTGGCAGGATTAAGTGATAAATCCCAAAATTTTACAGAATCAAATGAGGAATCTGGTTCTGGATCTGATGAGGATGAGGATGATGATGATGATGATGATGAAGAAGGAGAATATTCGTTATCAGAAAAAGATAGTGATTCTAGTTAATTGTTTATGATTTAATAATAAATTATTGAATCATAATTTTTAATTTAATATATCATAAGATGTGATAATGAAGATAATTTCCCATCACGGTAATTATTGACAAGACGGATTAATGAATAACCCCATAAGGCAAATGTGATTAAGTAAATAATATTTGACATATCGGCATTATTTTTCTTGAAATCATAGACAGGTGCTATCAGATTATATGTAAAACAATCATTGGGGTCTGGAACTTCACCATAAATATGAAGACGTATCTTTTTCTCCATCATTGTCAATGCACAGTTATTATCATTAGTATACCAATGAGCCATCATAAATGGGATTATTATTGCATGTAATATTAAGAAATAATTGTTTCCAATAAATGGGGTTAGAACAACAAATAATACAAAAATAAAGTGTAACACAACTATTAAATAAAGTATTGCCTCATTCATAAGAGAGTTATATTAGATACTGGATATTATAAAATATCCAATAGTATTATATCATAATAATAATAGATATTACATATATATAAAGTAAGATGAACATTGTTCAAGCATTTACTAAATATAATAAAGGGTCTGTAATATTAATATCTGGTCTATCTGGTTCAGGAAAATGCAAATTGGCTTCATTTTTGGCTAACTTAATGGACCACAAATTAATTAAATTGGAAGAATATTACAAACCTAATGTTGTTTATGATAAAGATGAGAATTATGTCGAATTGAAGAATAATGTTAGAGTCTTAAACTGGGACAATATATATGAATCTGTCAATTGGGATAGTCTAAATGATTTTATTGATCAAAATAAACAAAATGGAATTGTAATATGTGGTATGGGATTTCCTAAAGATAATATCAACCATAAAGATTTCCATATTCATATCAAAATCAATAAACAGAATCTTATTGAAAAACGGACCAAATATTTGGAATCACATCCTGAACAGAACAAAATGAATGAAGAAACACAAAAATTATTATTAAATGATGTGACATTTCCTTTATATTTGAAAGTTAGAGATGATTCACAAATAGATAAGTTTATTAATGCTAATGAATTATCTGAAGATGATATTAAAGATGAATCATTTAAATATCTGATGAATGTTATTGAATCATGGTTAAATACTCATGATAATACACAAAGAAATTCCAATCGTCAATTTGTCAAACAATATAATAGATATGATAATAAACAAGATAATAGACAATACAATACATACAAAAGGAGATTTATGAATAGAACATTTGGTCATCTAGATATTGGTGATATTGAAATTGATGACAAACTTGATGACAAACCTAATGACAAACCTAATGACAAACCTGATGAAAAGACAGAAGAGAAGAAACCAGAATCTGAAATAGAACCTAAAAAAGAGATTAAAATAGAGGGAAAAACAAATAATGATGTGAAAGTAATAACAACGAAAGGACCAAAAATTGATGACCTTAAAATGAGATCACATTATGAAGGAAATAAATCAGCATATGATGATTATTTCCATAACAAAAAAATAAAGATATATGATTTCAATGATGAAGGAGATGCATATCCAGAAGAATATAGAGCATTACATCAAGAATCAAGTTCATCAGTAGAGGATTCAGACAAGGTAACATCATCAACAGATTCTAATAATTCTGACGATCAATATTTATACACAATACCTGGTGATGTTGATATTAACACTTTATGAAATAGAGGATTTAATTTAAAATTATTTAAGTTGTTCGGAAACTGTTTTGAATATGTTAAAGATTTGTTCTTGGATTTTTGAGTATTGTTCGGAAGTTTGTTTATTTTTGAGAGCAGTGTCACGGATATATTTGAGTAATTCAATAGCATCATTACCCATTGATTCTATTTTTTTACAGACATCATCATTATCATTACAAATAGTTCCGCCATTTTGGATGGTAATAATTGTTGGAGATGATTTGATGGATTTGATAATTGAATCATTATACTGAATCAGATTTTTAAGGAGAACAGGATCTGAAGTATTGGAATAAACTATATTACGTGTAAATAAAAGATAATCTCTTGTCATTATATAATAGGATGAGTAATTCAATCTCAGACGTAAAATATAGAAAATATTTAAACTTACTAAAAGCTGATCCCAATAACGACTTATATAGATATAAGCTCGCCAAATATGAGACTGAAATGAGAACTCAAAGAGGTGGTATGGACAATAATACTGACAGAACCTCCCAATTAATCACCGCTGTTAATGACATTATCTCTAATGCCAAAAGACAACGTGGGGGATATCATGAAGAAGATGACAATGAAGACCACTCTTCTGAATCTGGTATCGTTGTTAGCAGTATCAAAGGTTACCGCTCTATGGTCGGTGGTGAATACAAACAAGGTGATGAATCCAATTACAAAAAAGAAGGTGATAATTTCAATAAAACAGAAGGTGATGAAAAAAACCCCAAATGGAAAGCTAATGCCGTTCCTAGTGCAGTTGCCAAACTTGTTGAAGAATACAAAAATTTGAAGAACCAACTTGAAGAAACAAAACAAAAACATGAAAAAGCTAGTGGAGAAGAGAAAACTAAACTTGATGCTGAGAAAGAAGCTCTTCAAAAACAAATTGATGGTCAATACAAAAAAATTATTGCACAATATGAAACTGAATACAAAACAATAATTGACAGTCTCAAATCCCTTAGTGGTGATACTGGATATTCTCTTGATGAAACATCAACCACTTTCTCTGAAAGCAAGAGAGCAGCTCCCGATCAAAGACCATCAGCTCCCGATCAAGGACCATCAGCTCCCGATCAAAGACCATCAGCTCCCGATCAAGGACCATCAGCTCCCGATCAAAGACCATCAGCTCCCGATCAAGGACCATCAGCTCCAGTCACTACATCATCATCTTTTTGGGGTGGAGGCAGAATGAGAAATTCATACAGTAATAAATTTGACACACAATTTGTCGGTGTTACTAGTTCAATGAATACACCTCAATATATCCCCTTGTAATTTAACCAATTGTAATTATTCAATTTACACAATAATATATTAATCTGTTGTCATATTAATATATTGTTTAATATCTAATTATGAGTTCTAAATATAAAAAAAACATATTCAAAAAGTCAGATAATTATGACATGTTTATTGATTCCGAATACAATATCAGCAAAAATAATAAATTAGTCTCATCTGATTATTCTGATTCTGACAATCCTGTTATTAAGAAAAATAATTCATCATCTGATTCTGACTCATCTTCATCTTCAACTAATACTGAATCTACATCTAGTAGTGATAATCATATTATTTATCCAAATGAAATAAGTCTTTATTATGATCCTAACCAATTCTATTTTCCATTAAATGAATCAAATCAGTTCCCATTTATTCAAGGATTAAATATCGTTTCCCCAAATGCATCATTATTACATGATTGTGTCGAAAGATTTATCAGATCATTTTCATATATATGTGATATTACTCAATCTGACATTACTACTACATCAACTATTACACCAACTATTACATCAACTATACCAATAACAAGACAGACATTAGTACCATCAAATCAACAGTCATTATCAAGTCAGTCTACATCTTCAACAAGTTCAACTATTACTCCATTAATCCCACTAATTCCACTAATTCCATTAATTTATCAATCATCATCAAGTCAAACTGTCACACCATCAAGACCAATAATTACTCCATTAATTCCATCGGTTCCAACAAATCAACAATCATCATCAAGTCAAACTGTCACACCATCAGGACCAATAATCACACCATCAACCCAACAATCAATATCCAGTTCAACTGTCACACCATCAGGACCAATAATCACACCAATAATTAGTCAAGTGACAAGACCAGGACAAGTAAATGTAAATCCATTAGATAATGAAGATATTAGGAATCATTTGCAGAACATTGTTGATACATATAACATGATAAATAAGGAACATAATCATCTTTATGAATCAGTGAGAGAAATATTAGTGGATGGTGGAAGGAATGTTGAGGAATACAAACCAAAAAAAGTAGAACTCAAAATAACAGACATTCCACTTAACACATTAGACAATTTTTATAAAAAACTATTCGAATTAAAGAGTGATATGTTAGGAATGTTAGAAAGTATGGAAAGGTTATATATGGCAATTAAACCATATATGGTTATGAATGATACATACAGTAATGATGTTAGAACATTGGACACACTTTATAATAATATCAAATTAGGTAAAGAGAAACTTGTCACATTCAATCAAAATGCACAAAATGCACAAAATACAAATCACATCATTCAAGATCTGAAAACAATATTTGAAACTACTAAGAAAGATGTCCAATTATCTAGACCAAATCAATCTCAATCTCAATCTCAATCTATGGGAGTTGTATTTCCACCGGAGGATGTGAAACATTCAGAAAGAAAGAAAGAATTATTGGGTGGAACAAGTGAGCAAGATGAGACACCAACTAAAATAAGTAATATGACAGAATTAGGTAAACATTTTGACAAGATCGAGAAAGTAATGAAGGATTATGATACATTAAGTAAACCAATTGATACATCTTTTTTTTTGAATATCCCAAAAGATAAACGTGATTTATTGATACAACAAGAACAAAAATCATATGAAGATTCTATCATAAATGAGAAACCAAAAGATGGGATAATATCAAAACAATATTCAATAGATATTCCTACCATAACTGATTACAATCTTGATGAGCTTACCACACAAATAAATGAAGTAAAACCAATAAACCAAAAACCAATTAATACTGATGATTATGAAAAAGAACTAGAAAAAGAGAAAACTAGGTTAATTACATTTAAGAACCATATCGACAAAATGTATGATATAAAAATTAATTTCACTAATGACGATCTAGATATGTTAAGAGCAGGATTAACATATTTGGAAGATTTCATTAATACAGATTATTCATATTTGAAAATTAATGATCTGAAAATTATTCCATTCGAAGAATACCCATACAAAGACAATGTATCTAAAAGTGAATCAATATTAAATCTTGTATCATTAAAGAAAGATATATATGACAAGATTACTTCCGAACAAAAAGTCATTGACATGATTAAAAATATGATTCTGTTCATGAGAATGAGAAAATTGTCTAACACAAATATTCATATTGTCGATTTTTATGATCAATATGTCAAAGTTTATAATTCAAATATCGATATCGGTGAAATAAAAAGGGGACATAATATATTTAGTAAAGCAATTATTGATCCTAAAATTACTGTTGATAAATTATATAACAAAAATTTCAGAACAGATCCACAAAAGAACGGAAGAATGGATGCGCCAATTTTAAACACAAAGAAATCTAAATATGACAAATTGATTAAGGATAATTTGATTAGCAATTTGAACGAAATAGACAAAGTCAAAATACAAAAATTAAAAGAGTTATCCAAATTACTAAATGATGATAAGAAAGATAAACATGATTACAAATCGAAAATGGGTAATTATATCAAATCACTTGAAGATGCACTTGATGCAAGTATTATAATAAAACTGAAAAATGATATTGATATTGTGATGAAGGATTATTATAATGTCTTTAATGAAATGAAATCATTTGATCCATCTGACTACACATTAAAAATGAATATTGGCAAGAATATTGAAGAGAAAATATTAGGTAATATTATCAGTAATGAAATAATTGCCAAATCACAAAGTATAGCAGTAACAATAAATAATGAACAACAGAAAATTGGACAACTTAATGACAAATTAGAAATAAAACAAGAACAATTATTATCTCTACAAAAAGAACTATCACAATTTGTATCTAATAATTATGACAGTTTTATTAAAACATCTTTTGATAATATGAACAAAGAATTTAATATTCCTAAAAATAAACAAAGCGGAGGTGATGGGACATTTAACATGGAAATTGACAATTACAATAATCAATACAAAGAGTTAATTAATTCAATATATAACAATATCCATCATATTGACGATGCTAAAAGAGAGTTCCATACTTATTATGAACTCAAAATTGCTGTAGATGCAAAACATAAACAAATGACAGATTATATGTCTTATTTAAAGAAAGTAATTGATATGATAATTAATGGAAAAGGAATAGTGAAATATATTCCAATCAGAAAAATATATGGACTATTTAACAACAAATCTGATGATATTACCATTACCAAAATGAAAAGATTGGCATCTAGAATAAGAAACATCATTAATGAAAGCAACATTAATGTGAAAGGATATTTAGAAATAGATCCAACTAAAAAGTCATTTATTTTATTATTAATGTTAGCATCAAAAGTTTATAAATAATTATTTAATTATGAGTATGAACGTGATTTCATACCTATAATTATCAAATTATGAGTATGAAATCATATTCATAATTATGTCTATTCTTAATATAATAGAACACTTATAGACATGAGTGATATTGATAATATTGTAAGTAGGATTCATAAACAATGTATTACTGATCATGCCAATTATATCAATGGTTTCATCAATGACACTAAACAATCATTCAAACAAAAATGTCAAATATATGATGAATATAAAAAAGTATTACGTGATATGACAGTTACACATCCTCGATTAATGGCCTATATAATCAATCAGAAAGGGTCTGGATTAACTTATGATGATATTAAACAAGATATTAATAAAGTATTCCAATATCAAAATGGTCAAATAGGTGGACAAGGAGAAAGCAAACAAGAGCAAGAATCAAAGGCAAAAAATTTGATTGAACATGTCAAATCAATTATGGAAAAAGTTAATAAAGTAGATCCAAAACAATTAACTGAACTAAAAACTAATATTGACACCAAATTAAATCAACTCAAATCAAGAGTAGAGAACATTGACAATAAAATCAATATTAATCATGAAAATGTAATAAATAATCTAGATACTGTTTTGACTTCTGTTGAAACTATAACAAATGCCAAAAATATTCTTGATGTGAAAACTCAAGGTATGACAATGTATAATCCTAAAATTATTCTAGATGAAAAATCAATGGATATGAAAATAATAATAAAAGATTTGGTTAATGAATATTCTAAATTATTTCCTGAGTCATTAAATTTATCACCTAAAATTATTGAGTATCTTAATGGAACATCAAAATCACTTGTTATAGATCAACAATCATCTGAACTAAAACTTACTGACAAACATAAAGAATTATATTCAACACTTGAAAAATCATATAACGAATTGATCAAAAAAATAGCCAAACTAAAAGCTAGTATTACACAATTGGAAAATATATATATCATTGATGAAACAGATAATTATGACAATATTAAATTTCTTCCTAAATTATCTGAACTAAAGACCAAACTAAATAATGAAATGTCAGATAATGAGTTTGTGAAATATTATAATAATTTGCCAGATCAAAGGAAACAATTCCCCAAAAAATATTTTGACAAAGATTATACTGAAAGAATTAATAACAGTATATTCAAAAAAATAGAAAAATCAGCACTAAGTAAGACAGATTTATTAAATGCAAATCTAGAACAAATGAGATCAATATATAATCCTGATTTTAGCACTTTTATTAAGATCAGACAGAAAGGAGGAAATAATTTCACATCATTGAATGATAATTTAATCAAATATGCAGGTCTACTTAAAAAATATGGTTTGCAGATTGTTACTTACAATAATTTAGTAGCAAAATTGAACAACATGTATAATGATGTGTATGCATATATGAGATATTTAATATTAATATCGACAAATCAGTTATTTTCAGAAAACTATGTGATCTACAAATATATTAACAAAGGGTTATTATTATTCTATTTGAGAATTCTTACAAGAATGAATAATGATCTTGATGGAAAAAGTGATAAACCACATATATTATTTATTAGAAAATATTACAAAATAATTATTAAGAGATTGTATAACTTTATTGGGAAAATAGTATATCATATGTTATCAACGGACATAATCAATATTAATGAAATAACTGACCAAAAAATCAAGAACAATATGACATTATTTAACTATTTCAAACCAATTATGGAATCTTATAATGAAATGTTTCAAAGTCAAATAACCATTTATGCCAGACTTAATGATATTTCTTCTAATCTGATTGACTATTCTAAAAAAGTATTTATTTCAGATCAGGAAAGAATAGATAATGATTCTAAAAATTCTAATGTCGGGAAAGGTGGAGATTCGAAAGTTATGATAGTTAACAAAAATGTTTGTTTATCTAATAATGAAAAACCAGACACATATAATTTTACGGAGGTATTTGACTCAAAATATTACACAACAAATGAAGACATTTCTAAATATATGACATTGGAAACACAACTAGGGAAAAAGAAGGGGGTATGTTTAATGACATATGGTTATTCAGGAACAGGGAAGACATATACATTATTTGGTAATGAATCAAAACAAGGTCTCTTGCAAAGTACACTCAATAATGTAACAGGATTATACACAGTCAGATTCAGACTATTTGAAATATATGGTATTGGATTGCCATATACATTCTATTGGACTGAGAACAATGCACCAAGAATGAATAAAATTAACCATAATATTTTCCATTATGACATTGAATTAAATAACGACATGATTTCAGTCAGAACTATGGAGAAATACACAGCACCTAATTTTTCAACATATATGAATAATACTGAGACATACATAACTATTAAAGGGGATTCTATTAAAAAGATTTTTGACAATTTTAAAAAATTCACTGACACAATTGACAAATACAGGAAACTAGAACTGAAATCTGAAAATCCAGAAATAGACAAAATTAAAAGAATTAGACCAACACCAAATAATCCTGAAAGTTCAAGATCTGTATTAATTTATGATTTTGAATTGTATGTCGGATCTACCAAAGACACACCAGATCCTAATGACAAAGTTAGATTTTTAATTATTGATTTGCCTGGAAGAGAAGAATTAAATGAAACATATATTAAACCTTATTTTGATCATGATGTTATCAAAAAATATGTATTTAATAATGATAAAGCTCTTGAAAGAATCAAATTAATAATTACATGTATGGCATTAAATCCAATAGGATTATCAGCATTTCATCCAGAAATAATTATTAATACTGTGAATGAAAGTACAGAAAAATCTAATGTCTATCGGGAGATTTTGAGTCAAACAATAAATATAAATAATGATCCGCTTTCTAATTGGGTCGAATTGCAAGATGGCAAGTTACAATACAATTCTGGCAAAAACCGTGTTACTGGTGTAGGTTATGAAACAAAAACCCAAGAATATGCAGTTGGTGCAGTGTTTGTTATGTATCAATTATTAATGGACAATAAATTCGAATTGATTCAGCAAATTTATGAAAAAATACTAAATGTGGAAATCAATAATAAGATTGATTCATTGACTGTAACAGATGAAATAAAAAATAAACTCAAAACAGATGGTTTCAAAGGGAAGATTGGTAATGAAATTTCTGGTGATATTGGGGAAATTAAGGAATTATTAAAATATGATTATACAATGACACCATTTGAGGGAATATATATTAATGAGAATATTGCAGGATTGACAAACTTTTTAGGCAAAAAATTAATTAAAGATTCTGGCAAAACAGACTCATCCAAAAACCATGTTGATCCACAAAAAGAAATAAATCTTGATACATTGAGAAACATTACAAGAGTATGGTTAATGTCCACAACTGAAATATACAATAATAAAACCATACAACAACAATTAGATAGTGTATTTGGTCAGAATACAGTCAGTATTAATAATACCCCATATATTCCATTATACATAGGAAAGAAGAATGATATTAAAGATTACAAATTACCAACTGATACCAGTGTAACACAAGACGAATTAAAAGAATTAAATAATTATATATTGAGTGGATACAGTTCAAATAAGATTTATAGTGAGAAGAAAGAATTAATTACAGATATATTATCACCATTTATAGAGAATGAGAACAAAGATAATACAAATGTAATAAAGGATTATAAGATATTCTATTTATTTGCGAACTATGATAATGATGAGAAGACTAAATTTAAATGCAGTCATCAGATCAAATTATTGGAAAATACAAAAGACTTCATTAATTCTGTTATTAAATAAATAAAATTCAGTTATTAAATAAATAACTAAGATTATTTTTGATATATATGATATGTAAGTAAAATCAGAATTATGACAGATTCAATAAATCTTATGACCTATATAAAATATCATATTAATAATTACCTTGTCCAAAAGTGTCGTTTTGTAAATAGCAAGACAATCCTCTCTTGCAGAGAATGTGAACAATATGGTGGAAACAAATTTAATTCAGATGTTAAAACTAATGTTGATAAATATTTCCAATATGATGAGATCACAAATATGGGAAAAATGAAAGATAATTTAACTCAAATACAGGATCTTTTTAAGAATCTCTTTGATGTGAGTTCCCAAATAAAAAATATTCCTTCATTGAATGATCAAGTTAAATTAATTAAACAGATCGATGAATCATTGTCAAATAAATTAACTAATTACAAAATCTTGAAACACAACAATGAGAAATATCTATATGAAATAAAGGGTATAGACTCTAATAAAGAATTGTTAAGTGATCTGGTATTATTATGGAATATATTTAATAACAAAAATAATAAAAAGAATACATTTAATGATTTTGGTAAGGATGCCATAGAAAATATAGAAATATTAAATAAAGTAAATACAATCATAGACAAATATATTGACTTATTAAAATCAAAACCAAAAATCAATATTGAACATCATAAATACATTATTACAGATTCAAAATCAAATGATATTCAATATAAATATGGGAATCAGAGTGGAATTGTCAAATTAATACCATTAGATGAATCACAACCAAGAATTATTACAATAAATTTAGATGATAATGGCAATAATCACATTAATGAATGGAAAGATGAGAAACAGTTTAATGAAATGAAAAATTATTTAGATCAATTAGCAAAAAATAAGTTTGCCGAAACTATTGAAATAAAAGGGACATCACTTCCAAAAATTAATTATGGACTAATCAATATGATTGAGGGTAAAACACCACAAAAGGGTGGGAATAATACAGATAAGTTATTAGAACTGACTGATCTAATAAGTGTAACACAAAGGAAAATATATGAATACAAGAAACAGATTGATGAGATCGAATTAGATACAACAAGAGCATCAAATTACATAATATATTTATTGAAAATAGCAACATATAATGGCGGAAATAACAAACGACTTGATGTACATCAATATATGGATTTAGATACAATAACAAAACTACAAACGAAAATAAATGAGATATACAGATTAATGAATAATGATGAGGGAGATATTTCGAAATATTTCAATAAATATCATTACTATACGATTATTAAATTAAGGGATATGACTGATTTTTTGTCTAATATTTTGAAGAGACAATCAAATATGATGATTGATATAATTAACACAACTGGACCAATAATAAATGATTTTACATTATTGGACCATTTCACAATTATATTGAATGAATATGACAGACATAGATCATCATCATAAATAGTCTACTAGGTGGGGGTTTAACTAGACAGATTACTTATTTATATAACAAGTATAAATAAGTGAAATGGTTAATGATAATATACCAAATGAATTGAGAGAGATAATAGATAAGAGATGTAAAATAAATATTAAGAAAGAGATCAATAATGATTTCGATTACAAAAATCTCAAAAAAGAAGAAATAATTGGATATGAATTAAAATATGGTGATGATTTACTTACTGAAATAGAGGATCATAATCAGACAAGACCAATAATAATGACTAATAATAAGATCAAATACAAATACACAAGTAAGAATAAATATTCATTGGATAATCAGATACCAATGATGAAATTATTTATGGGAGTATACATAGGAAGGAAATACATAAAATATGAAAAAATAAATGATGAGTATGTATTTTTATTCAATTTATTCAATAATAAAACAGAACGATATGATTATGAATACAAACTGAAAGTGAATGACAAAATATTAGTTAATAATAAATCAGAACCGATAATAATTGATGGAGGGAATAAATTAGATTATTTATTACTCAAGTCATTTATAAAACTATGTAATATGATGAGTGTTAAAATAGATAATGTGGATATTAATGCTTTGGTAGGAATATGTAAAGGTGGACAGATTTATAGGATTGAAATAGATAAATCGATAGACATAAATAATATGTATTTTTCTGTGAGCGAGTTGTTGGATGGAAATATTAATGATAATAGAGAAAAACAAGAACAATGTTATTGGTTATCTGAGAACATAATGAATTCAATAATTGGTGAAGAGGTCATACCATATAATCCATATTCCAGGATGATATATTTATTGAATAGAAACAAGAACTTAATAGGAATAACATTAAGAGATAGTTTAATGTATGTGATTAAGGGAATAGATCAAGAAGAGTATGGAAATATTTCAATAAGATATCTAAATATGTTTAATGGAGATGATATCAAAATAGGTATGGATTCATTGATATATGGATTAAAACATATATCAATAGTCATGTGAAAATATTAATTGATAATAACAATTGATTTGACATCTTGGTCATGATATATCTTGTCAACCATAAACCAAAAAATAGGATAAATATATGCACGTCTTTCAATAAATTCATGTTTATGTTTATCAATGAATTGCCATACACCGGACGCTTTATAACTATAACCGGTCACATCATCTTTACTAATATCTTTACCGATCAAGACAGAATATTTATAATTTTTAATTTTATGAGAGTAATATTGGATCATGTATACAACAGTTTTGGGATGATAAGTTGTATAGATGGATTTACCATCATAAGTGAAGGTATTAGAATAATAACCATCATAAATAATTGATCGTTTTTTTTCATTAATAACAATATATTGAGGATCGATCACAAACATGAAACAATCTCTAAGTGTTAATATTTTAACTTCATGACGTTTGACATGGGATTTAATTTTTTTCTCTTTGCCAGATTCATCAAAATGGCCGGTATATGGAAGATCCATAAAGAATTCATCATTAGTGTCAAGATTTTTAATCATTAATCTATCATTGATAATATCAGTAATAGTTATTTTTCCTTTATAAATCATGGATCTTAATGTAATAGGACAGACTAATAGACTATTTGTATAAGTTTCTTGATTCTTTTTAGACCAAAAATCGAAATATAAAACTGGATAGGCTAACATATCTTCAAGTAAGACAAGATTCCAATCTTTACCATTATAGAAACAAACAACCTTATCAGATATTTTATAATGGTTGTATATATCTTTGGTAATTATTTTGTAATCATCTTTAGTCAATATTCTGTCAAAGACTAATTGTTTATCAAATCCAGTATATGCTTTAATTAATGCTGACATTTATATCTAATACAATAATATATTAATTATTTATTTCTGTCAAAACATCTCAAAAAATTGATCATAATGATCACAACGCGAAAAGCCATAATAGGCTTAAAACTATATATATATTCCAAAATATCAAAATGAATCAAAATAACCAAAATATTAATCAGACTCAGAATGGCCAAAATGACCAAAAGGAAAGGACAGAACCAAATTTACAGACAGTTGATTTTGCAAAAATGAGTTATACTGATTTAATTGCTTTGGATGATCCTGGAGCGGATAGTGATAGTACCGACAATCATGAAAATGACAATCATGAAAATGACAATCATGAATATATTGCAGAAGATGGGACATATTCGGGAAGGAATAGATTAAATAATTATGATTGTGATAATCTTCATGTGAGTGATGATGATAATGGAGTTGTTTCAGATGTGGAATATTCTGTTGAGGATGAAATAAAAAATTTGAATAAAATAGATTCGATAACACAATTCTATACAGATAAGACAAACTACAATTATCATAATATTGCTAATAATAATATGAACAATAATAATATTATGGAAAGGATCATCGGTGATCAAATTACATCAGGTAGTAGTATGTTAGAATTGAAGAACATAATAATAACAGAATTGCCGGAAATATTAAAGACATTGGATGGTGTGAGAGTTTTATTGATAGAGAATTGTGAATTGAAATCACTGAAGAATTTGCCAACTAATCTCAAGGAATTGTCATTAAAATTTAATGTTTTGTCACAGATAACAAATGAGGATGTTCCAAAAACAATTGAGTCAATAAATTTATCAAAAAATAGAATAGAAAAGTTAGATTTATCCCAATGTTCCAATTTGAAGGAGGTTGACTTGTCATATAATCCAATTAGAACATTCAAATTGCCACAAACTATTGAAAGACTTAACATTGCATTTACTATTGTTAATGATTTGAGTGATATTAAGGGATTGATTAACTTGAAATATTTGAAAATGCCATCTATTCAAGTTGAAAATATAGATGAACTTCCAGACAGTATTCAATTACTAGTAGCATCGAGAACACTTATTAAGAAAATTACTAAATTACCGAAGAACATTAAGGAAATTGTAATGCATAGTTGTGAATTAAGGGAATTTGGATTTGCATCATTTCCGGAGACATTGAGAAATCTGGATTTATATGACAATAATATTGAGGTATTACCCAAATTACCTAACATTATGGAGTCAGTGGATGTATCGAAAAACAAACTGAAGAAGGTTGGGAATATTCCTAAATATCTGGAAAGATTAGGCTGTTCGGATAATAATGATTTGATATTGAGTGATGACCAAATCAAAATAGTCAGAACACTTCAGACAAGTGATAATTGTGTAATTTCAATGAATGACAGATATGAAGAAACCTATAATGATTACAATCATAATGAGTTCAATCCATGGATTAATCAAACTAATGATCAAAATGAAATGAATAAACGAGTTACTATTACTGAAAGTAGGGATTATAATGCTAATATCAATAATCAAGAATCGAAAACTAATTCTATTCAACAGAATAATCAAGAGAATAAGGGTTATGTTGATGCAAGAAAACTCAATACAAATAACAACAATGTATACAAACAAATGTATATGGGTAATATGGGTAATCTTGAAGAATTGATAATGCCAAAACGTCAATTATTTGGGAATACTAATATTAGTCCAAGTATGTTTGATGGAAGTGGTAATTTATTTGGTATGAATGCATTTAATTCGAATAATAATAACAAAAACAATGATGAGAAGATTATGAGATTAATTCAGGGTGATGGATTTAGATCAACAAAGGATGATATGAGAAAGATAAGACAGAAATATACATATAAGATCTAAAAATTGAAATTAAAATGAAAAAGATACCAAACCATAATATATTTATTTATAAAAACATAATACCAATAGAATAAACAATGACAGATAATAATAACAATATTAATGACACTTCATTATCAGTTAATGAACAAGTTAATGAATCATTGAACAAAGATACAGAGACAGAGAGAGAGACAGAGGGAGAGGAGAAACAAGAATTAACAAATATGCCAAAGGCGAACAGCAATAAGAATGAGGAGAAGGCATTACAAATAGAGAAGAAGATTATTATTAAATATTTGACAAAAGGGAAAGATAGAAGGACATATATATTTAATTTAGAACAATATTTACAAGACAAGACAATTAGAGAGGGAGTAATTAAGAAGATCAAGACTGATTTAGGGACATCATGTGCATATAAGGAGACAGAACATGGGAAGGGATATGGATTTGCAGGAACACATGAGACAAAACTAAAAGACAAATTAATCAAGTATGGAAAACTGGAGAGTAAGAACTTTGACAAGTAAGTTTTTTTATTGAAAAAAATTGATATTAATACTAATTAATATCAACATCTGAATAAATGGATAATTATAATACTTTTGAATTAATTAACAAACATATTGACACAAATGGAATACAAAAAAATATCAGAAATAACAACCAAAGGGGATTCTTTAACAAAAATTCATTCTATATATCATGGAAAGCAAACTGGAAAATATCGATTCTACAATTCTACAAATGACAATGTAGAATATTCTGATGACTATGACATCAAAGATGAATGTATTATTATTAGAGAATATGGCAATCCAATGGTATATATTGATAGTTGTTTCTCATATTCAAATGACTTTATTATTTTAAAGATCACTGACAAATCATTTTTGTCAAAATATGTTTACTATTACTTGAAATATTCAGGTAGACTGGAAAAAAAGATCTGTATTAAGAAACAATTCAAATACATTTCTTCAGATTCACTTGGTAAAATTTTGATTCCAAGCATTCCAATTGAAAAACAACAGCAAATTGTTGATGAATTAGATAAATATGAAATAACACCTAATACTATTACACAAACTATTTTGACATATGAGGACTCCAAAAAATCAATATTCGACAATATGTTTGATGAATGTAAATCATCTAAAAAAGCTAAACTAGGTGATTTAATTGAAGTAGATGAAGGAACATCGATTAATAATGATGATATCACAACTGGCGATTATCAAATTTATGGTGTCCATGACAATATCCATCATTTAATTAACAAATCGAACTGTGAATCAGACTATTTCATTTGCTATAAAGGTATATATAAACCATGTGTTAGATTCGTAAATGGCAAATTCTTCTTGAATGAGAATGCATGGAAAATTAAATTAATTAGTAAAGATGTTGATTACCATTTTATTGGTAATTATTTAATTCACATCGAATCTCAACTTGCTTCAATGGCTCAAAATGATTTTGATGGCATATCCAAAAAAGAATTTTATGATATTGAATTGTTATTGCCTTCACTTGATGAACAACGTAAGATAAGTAAACGTCTATTTGAGATTGAAAAATCAATTCAAACATACAAATCATATGTCACTTATAATAATGACTTTGTCAAACATATGTTTAATAATGAGATTGATGTTTGTTTGGTAATGAAATGATAATCAATGATTATAATTATACGTTTATTTATTTAATTTTTTGTTTATAATGAATAATATAATAGTCATTCCATATGTTACAACAATTATTTGATCATTATATTTATTACTATAAATTAAGTATTGGATTTTCCTTATTATTCTTTTGGTTAATCCTTAGTTATATTGATCGTGTTCATTTTCGTGAAAGAATTCGTCGTATTGGTATCTATTTTTCTTATTTCATCACTACAATCCTACCCTCAAGATATTTATTTACACAATTAAGACTTTTCATACTTAGACCTGTTTGTGTATGTCTTGAAGGATTGACAGGATTATTTGAAGGTATGGAAAATACTGAAGCTATCGTTAAAATCAGTTCTAATAAAAAAGATCTGTTCAGTTGTCCAAATACTGTTTCGTCAATTCCTACTATTGATATGGATATTCCTAAAACTTTACCAACTGTCAAATCATCCTCTAAATCTAATAGTCTTAATCCTATCAGTTCTATTAGACCTACTAATCATGAAACAAATAGTGCAAATATTACTTTAGATTGCAGAAAGAATTCTAATATTATCCAAACGCCAATATCTACAAAAACTACTAAAACAGATATAAATATCAAACATGATTCATTACTTCAACAAAATGAACAAAAAGTATTTGATAAACTATCCACATTAATTAATCAAGATAATCATGATAATAATGACAATCATAAGATTTCATCTGAATCTGATAGTTCTAGTTCTTCTGACTCTGATAATACTTCATCTGATAATTCATTCCCATTTACTACATCATCAAAAGTAACTGTAACTAATAAACAAAAAAAGACTGTTCCTATCAAATTAGCTCGTAGGAAATGTAATTTTGGCAAATAATCAATAATTAAACTATCTTTTACATTATTATAATTATAAGGACTATAATAATGAATAATATCAATAGATCCAATAGTTCTAATAGATTAAATGGAATAATTGTTATTAACCTATTTAAATCGGATAATGACCAAAAAGGAGGAAAATACAATAATGATCAAAATTCAAGACCGAAATATCTTAATGACGATGTTATTAGATTACTCATTTATGGTAAAAGAATTAATAATCTATTCCCTAATGTAAAAAAATGTTGTAATGTTGATCCTTCACTTATTGAATCTATTCCAGAATCTGAAAGACTTTTATCACAAGTTTATGATCATGTCAAAAGTATTAACAACCAACATGAATTATCCAATAATCTCAAAAAAAATAATTACTCATTCATTAAATCACTTAATATCGATGACATTAATAATTATAACATATTTGATGAACAACTTGAATATCATCAACTCAAAAAATCTCTCGGTCCTTCTATTGCCAATAGTTTCATGTTCAAAGAGAAAGATATTGAATACAAAATATTAAATTCCCAAAATAATGATCTTATTAATCTGATTGGTGGAAATATTGATGATAAAAAAATAGTCTATTCAAATCCTATTCAAAATCCAAAAATGGAACAAATATCTACATTACTCAATGTTGATGTTAATATGATTAATCCTGACCATATCCGTTATTATCATGATAATAGAAATTCACAATATAGACCATTTAAATTGAATATTATGTTCGACGATGTTAAAGAATTCTCTTATCTTGAACCAATTAAAAGATTGGCAGATAATCATAAAAAGGACAATTATTATAAACAATTATATGACAGAGTGAAAAATATTAAGTTAGATAATTCAAGACTTAATTTAATAGACACAATTGATCCAATTGACAGAGATCATATTATGTTGGAATACACTAAATGCAGAAATAAATCATTTGTCATTACATTATGGAAACCTGCTATTGATGGAATTGACAAGTTAATTAAATTATTAGAGGAAAATGGAAATATTTATTATGTCAAAACAATCAATTTGACAAAAAATGGAATCAAAAATCTAATGTTCAATATGTATGATGACTTTACATATTCTGAAAGGACTAAATTCATTACCAAAAAAATGGAATATATTGATACAACAGAAACAAATAATCCAGTCACATTCATAATATTTGACAATGTAAATGACAAACCATTATCAGGACAGGGATCAATTTTCAAACGTGAATTGAGATCCAAAATAATGGAGTATTCTAATATTGATAAGAATAAATACAGAGGGAATGATTTATTACATATTAATGATTATTTCTATCAAACTGTTGAGTATTGTAAGATGATATTAAATGACAATACAATCAAAATGTTAGATATACAGATTGCAGATTCATTATCAAACAATGATAGAAGTTTTGGAATAGCAAATGTGAAATTTCAGACACTTAGAAATATTTTGTATAGTAATATGTCTTTGATGGAACAAGATAGATTTATTACATTAGGTGGAACAGTCTTATTTGCTTACGGTATTAGGGCATTTAATGACATTGATTCAGTATTAATTGATACATATCCAAATAGATCACAACATTTAGAGGACCTAATGTATAATCTGTTTTATCAAAAGAAATCTAAATTATTCTTTCTTGATGGTGGATTAGAAGATTCAAAAAGTTGGAATAATTCATGGATTAAGAAGGATCAAATAATTATGGATTATTTAAAGATCAATGATTTGAATGATTTAGTTCTTAATCCTAAATATCACTTCTATTTTCAAGGTGTGAAGATGGTAATATTGGAATATGAAATGATAAGGAAGATAGTTCGTAATAGAACAGAAGATCATGTGGATTTTTTGATGATTAATTTATTAAATAAGGATATGATAAAGGATTATGTTTTGCTAGATGAAGGAAACAAGGAGTATTTTATCATAAATAAGAAATATGAGAAAATAATGGGTAAGTATGATGATAAGTATCCAGAATTAAAGACCAAAATATTAAATAGAAGATACAGTTCAAATCAAATCAATCAAGTGAAAGATAATAATATATTTAAACTTTTTTTTTTGATAAAATATTTGATAAAATAAATGATGAAATAAAATTGAAAACAAATCATAATGATAACATATTAGGAAATCATAATAATAACAATAATATCTTGTCAAATAATATTAATAGAATGTCTTCAATTAAGGTCCCTATTAATGAAAAGAAACACAGTGTGAATCTATCTATAAAAAGTAAGAAAATAATTGTTAATGATGATTCAGATTATGAATCTGATCCTGATTCTGACAAAGATACAAATGATATCAAAAGTGATGATCTAGAATTAGGCCCTCAACATATTGAGGTTGATGAAGACGATGATAAAGATGGTGATGATGGAAAAAAAGAACCTCCAAAAAAGAAACATGAAAGGAATACATTATATTTAGACGATGATAGACCTGTCACAGCTTCAGGAGCATTGATATACAAGAATATTAAGAACAAGTTGTATTTACTTGTATCTGATAACAGGAATAAATATGAAGATATTGGAGGAAAAATAGATCCTGAAGATGCTACAATACAAGATGCGGCAGGGAGAGAAATAGAGGAAGAAACAAATGGTATGATTAAAAAGAAAGATATTATTGACAGATTAAAGAAAACAACACAATACATCTATATGCCAAAATCTAAATATGTGGTATATTTGGTTGAGGCAACAGAGAATGAACAGAAACTAAAGAAGGAAGATTTTGGGACAAAAGAAATACATGATGGATTTGACAGGACAATTGGTTGGATAAGTCGTGAAGAATTATGCAAACCAAATGTCATAAAGTTTAAATTAAATTGGAGACTGAAAAGTAAGGCATTATTTGATAAACTATCAGATATTGAGAATAAGTTGAAATATAAAAAGAATCTGTTCAAAAAAACATCAAAGACTAATAATCCTAATGATAAAAAGACCAAGAAATAATATTTTTTATTAAACAAGTTTATTCATTAATTTAATTCTGCCACGAATAGAATTTACATCTAGGGATGGATCAGATTCTAAAAGTGTGGCAACCCAACCGGCAACAATAGAAGATGATATGGATGTTCCAGAAGTGATGATTATTTTATTATTAAGTCCTGTTGTGATAATATCATGACCAGGAGCATATAAATCAGTATTTTTGAATTTATTTATTTTAGGATTTATTTTGAGTATTCCTTCATAAATAATTTTTTTGAATGAATTGTTAATATTCAATTTGATATCTAGAACATATGACCCAACACTTAATACATCACTTTCACATGCGGGAAATACTGGTTTAATATTTAGATCAGAATTGTCATTTCCAATTGGTGCAATCATAATATATGAATTTGACAATCTGATTGGATCTAAATAACTACTTAATGATGTTTCATATTGTGAATCATATTCAACCACAAATGGCATCAATAATATACATTTATGTTTTGGATTACATATTGTTCTTGTTGATCTGACAATATCTTCAAATAATTGTCTATTTATTTCTATCAATTTATGTTCTTCATTATAATTGGTTTGATACATTAATATATTGGCATCTTTGGCTACTCCATATATTTTACCAATTGAAGATCCCATCATACTAACCCCATGATTTTTTGTTTTGATATCAACATTAGGAGAATTGACAAATTTATCATTAATCATGAATGATCTGTTAATGAAATCTTGATGTGTATTAACATAATTGTCTAATAATATGATAGTTACATTTTTGCCAGATTTATTGAATGAATATTTTCCATCCATCAAACCATCTAATATATCCAAATGCCATAAATTATTATTTTTGCCATTAACTTTAATGACAGTATTCTGATATTGTGTTGTTTTAATGTTTGGATATAACGGTCTCATCAAAATATCAAACTGTTCTATTCTATTAATCTTCATATTGATCAATGTAGGATCATAGTAATCTTTATCAACAATTATATAATTATCTTTTTTATTAATATTCATATCAGACAAAATATGATTCTCATAAATGTTTGGTAAATTAGGTATATCTGTAGTAATATTTAATTTGTTAGTGATCGATAATGTATTTAGAATATTAGAATTGTATAACCATTTAGTAATGATGAATATGATATCAAAATTAGACAATATCAATATTACAATACATAAAATAAAAAGTAGTTTTAATATTTTTTTGATCAGATAGATAATTGGATTTGTTATGATCTGAACTAATTGAAGCATTATTATATTAATAATATAATAATGTTTTGCTAAAAATAAATTATTTGAAATAGTATTTCAATCCTGATTCACACATTTCAGTTATTGTTTTATTTGTTTTGAATCCAAGTTCTTTATAGATCTTATCAACCTTAGCATATGATACATCTAAATCACCTTGTCTTCTTTTGCCAATTTGATAATTAATTTTATTAAGACCATTTTTAATTAGAACATCATTCATTGTATTGACTAATTCGAGGACTGTTGTGCCATTGCCGGTACCTAAAAACATATAAAATTGTTATACAATTTTATATGTTTTTATGTGACGGATATTGATTTTTCGTGTTTTACACGAAAAATCAACATAAATTCTATATAGCTACGCTATATAGAATTTATGCATTTTTATATAATTTTATACAAAATTATATAAAAATTAGTATCCGGTACCAACATTATAAATAAATATTCCATTACTAGATAATTTAGATATAGCAGATAAATGCGATAATGCCAAATCTTCAACATGAACATAATCTCTAATGCATGTTCCATCTTTTGTATCATAATCATCACCAAATATTGTTAATGATTTATATGGACTATTTTCATTTCTTTCGGTAGGATTACTATTAGACCATTTAGCCACACGTAATAAATATGGAAATATATTATTTGGTATTCCATTTGGATCATCACCAATTAATCCACTTGAATGTGCACCTATAGGATTGAAATATCTTAATATAACAATTGACCAATCATTTTTACAATTATTAATCATATATTGTTCCATATCATACTTATTTTTGGCATAATTACATGCTAAATTGGATCCTACTTTAGAGTCTTCAGAAACAGGAGGTGATGAATCACCATAGACAGTAGCCGATGAAGAATAGATAAATTTTTTGCAGTTAAATTGTTCCATAACTGATAATAATGTTTTTGTTCCATTAATATAAAGATCAGGATATTTTTCAGATTCAGATACTGATTTAAGAGCGGCAAAATGCATAACTAAATCGATTGGATATTCTTCGAATATTTCGATAAGATCTTCTTCATTTCGAATGTCAGTTTCAAAAAATAATATATTGTTTGGCTTGTTTGTTATTTTGAATAATTTGTCTAATACAGATTTATTTGAATTAGAAAGATTGTCAATGATGATGACATATTTATCAAGATTGAGTAATTCAACTACAACATGTGATCCAATATATCCTAGACCACCTGTCACCATGATATAACTCTGAATATTATTACATGATGATTTGATTTCAGAATCAGTATTCATTAATTATTATAATAATCAACTCAAAAAAATTGTTATTTGGAGTGTAAAAAGATAAGTATATATATTCAAATCATAATTACATCTTGTCTAATGTCATCTAAATCTGGATCTAAATCTGGATCTAAATCAAAATCAGAATCTAAGGTTGAAATAGAGAATAAGGCAGAAGATATAAAGGTGATATATGAGAATGATGGAATATTTATAACAAAAAACACAGATTATTGGATATATTTATTGTCATATGAACAGTGGGACCATATATCAAAAAATATTAATAATAATCTTATGTATGTTTCTGCATATTACAGAAAACCAATCAAAGATGATGATGTAGTTCTTGTATATTTGAAAGGCGAAAAAACAACACAGAAAAATGGATTTATTGCAGTAGGACAAGTAATAAGTGATATGAAAACAAATAGTTCAATTAAAATATTCAAGGACAAAAATCTCAATAGATATGCTACAGAATTAAGCACAATATCAATATCAAGTGAGATCAAACAACTTGCAGAATTTGAGGATTTAATAGAGACATTAACAGAATACAAAACAACAAGATTATATGCCACAAGAAATTTAGTTGGTGAATGTTCATTTGTCGAAGTGAATGGAAGGAAATTTGGTCAAGCAATTGTGGAAAGATTTTTTGAACTAACTGAAGACACACTCACCTCATGTGATGATGATATCTCTGATAATGATAATAATAATGATTCAGAATCAATTAATGATGAAGATACTAATGAAGATAATGAAGATAATGAAGAAGAAGATAATGAAGAAGAAGATAATAAAGAAGAAGATAATGAGACAGAAATATCTGACATTGAAATTGAATCTGAAAGTGATGATGATGATTATGATGAAGATGATTCTAAGATTATTACAAATTGTCCAATGATGATGATTACATGTGAAAAACTCAGGAAGGACATGACAAAACTTAATAAAAAAGATAGTAAAGTAAAATTAATCATAATGCATTATAAATACTGTTCTAAATGTGACATCACTAATAATAATTGTAGAGAATTGACAATGACAATGGACAATTTAGATATTGATCAGATTGGATACTATGATAATAATGAATATAAAAAACCTCTGGATTCATATCTAGACGAATCGTCATATCCTAGAACATCTGATGAAGAACATATAAACTTTTATTTCATGAAACGTGATAGTTTTTATAATTGTGATGTATTAATAGAATTCTCTTCAAAAGTATTCCGAATTAAGGAAATCGATGAGACAAGTGAAAATGAAGACCAAAGCAAAATTCTTGTTAAGAAAAAAAATAACAAAAATAATATTATCAAAAAATCTTAATTCATTTATTTATATCTGTCTTTGTATCTGTTTTTGTTGATGCAATTTGTTTATCAAGTATATATTCTTCTAATAAATCTATTTAATAAATCTATTCGTCTTTCCAATTCTTCTATTCTATTTTGCAATTGTTCAATTGTTTGATTATCTTTCTTATTTATAGTAATATTTTTATAGTAATATTATCTGGAAGTTTTGGTGCATCATTAAATAGTTTTTCAATTGTCATGTCACTTTGATTCAATAATTCATTTTTAGATTTGTAAATCTCATTATATTTGGACTTAATCCATTCTAATAAGTCATTAGGATTTGTTTTATTATTAATATCACCATTGCTGACTTGTTGTTTAATTAATGGAACTAAATATCTAATTATTATTTCGACAGACAACTTATCTTCAAATTGTATATGTTTCATAAAACCTTTTTCGCCATATACATTATCTAAATCTCTCACAAATATTGCATTTCTGGTATGTATGACTAATCCATGATGCCAATTTATTCCTGATACATATCTGGTCATGTTTTTTTGTTATTGGTGTTGGATTAATAACATCATTATCAATTACATTACTATTGATGCTATTGGTATTGTTATTGGTATTGGTATTATTATTAAATAATATCACAGATTGTTTTATAATATTTCCTGATTCCAAATAATCATGTGGAGTGTCATATATTTTACCTTGATCACCAAATATCTTATATACTTTTTTCAACATTTCATCTCTCAAAGTATGTGAAGCATTTTCTTTCAGAAGTGTCTCATATATCTTAAGTTTATCATTATCACTTATTTTTGGATTTGTTGCAATACCAAAAATATTTTCGTCTGATTTCCTCTCTTTATTGCATTCTTTCATTTGAGTATCTATTGTTGTTTTCAAATCCTCTTTTCCAATAATGGCATTAGATTTAGTATCAATACTATTTGTTTCTGCTTCTGTCTTAAAATCCATTGTATTGTGGATAGTTGTAGTATAAATGTTATTATGAAAGATGTCTTTATCTATTGAATAATAATAAGTATTAAATAATTTATCAAGATATGGATATGATCCATAATTTACACAGAAATATTTATGATGATTATTGTGAAATGATGAATCATGAAAAAACTTACTTGAATATCCAGAATGTCCGACCATTACATTAAATAGTGCATATACTTTGTTAATGATATATATGAATAATGGAAATCTCACATAATATTGTATTATTACCATTGGTATGTAATTTATTAATATTGTCTCTATTGGATGTGTATGCATTGCATGATATGTAGTTGGATTTATTGCCTCATGATGGATTTTATGGATATATTTGTATATTGATTTATGATGAATAGCTCGATGAATGAAATAAAACCATATATCATAAAATATTACACTCAACAAAACTCTTACTAAAAAATCATAAATGTCTATTATTTTGTTACCAATAAATAAATTATTATGTAATATCATGGTCATTGCTTCAGATATTGAATAGAATGTCACATAATAAAGAGTATTGATTGTAATAGAATTAGTTTGTTTATTCAATCTATGGTTGATCTTCATATCAATAACATGCATAACATAACCAATTATCCAATACAATATGAAAATAAATAATCCAAAAATGACACTTATTGTGTTAATGCCATAATAATTGACATAGTTATCAAACTTATCATAATTATGATA